AAAGTCTCAGCCTTCGCAAAACCAAAACCGATCGTGTGGATGCAAGAACGATTGCAACTATGCTATTGTCCGATGTAGACCTCAAGTCCTACACGGATACAGCATACCATAACGAAGAGTTAAAGTCACTAACAAGATACCGATTCGATAAGGTTCGTGAAAGAGCCAAGCTGAAGCAGTCAGTGTCCAGACTGGTCACGATTCTGTTTCCAGAACTGGAGAAGCTCGTTCCCTCTCTCCATATTGCTTCGGTTTATGCGCTCCTCAGTGAATATCCCGGTGCAAAACAGATTTCAGAAATTCATCTCACCAAGCTGACAAACCTTCTTGCGACAGCATCCAAGGGTCGTTATGGCAAAGATAAGGCTATCCAGATTCGAGATGCTGCCAGAACTTCCATTGGTTCCGTTATGCCTGCTAAATTTCTGGAACTGAAGCATACCATTAAACTCATTCGGGAACTCACCTCCGAGATTGATGAAATTGAAGTTTCTATTCAGAAAATCATGGATGAACTGAATCCACCGATTCTTTCTATTCCCGGTGTCGGTATCCAGTCAGCAGCCATGATTCTTGCTGAAATCGGTGATTTTTCCAACTTTGAATCTCCTGACAAAATCCTTGCTTACGCTGGCTGCTCTCCATCTACATACCAGTCCGGAAAACTTACAAACTGTTACGCTCACATGGAGAAGCGTGGTTCTCGTTATTTGCGATATGCCCTCTACAACGCAACCAAGTACGTCTGCCACTGGAATCCCGTCTTTGCTGAATATCTTGCCAAGAAACGTGCTGAAGGAAAGCACTACAATGTTGCCTTATCCCATGCCACGAAGAAACTTGTGCGGCTAATCTATGCCTTGCAGAAATCTGGCAAAGCATATCTTGTAGCTGCCTGATTCTCTCCAGAGCCTGAGCCAAATCCAAGAACAACTTAGCTGGCGCAGCGAACCCTTGACAAACCGAAGCATTCAAATGCTATTCTGTTTCTGCGAGGGTTGGCCGGGCTTGCTTTGCTATTCTCTCCGTCGCCCTCGCTGCATTGATTATGGCATTTGAATGCTGTTTGTCAGGGGCAGCGGTCGGCAGACGGATTTTTTCATTTTGGGGCTTGACTTTTAATAGTTAGTCTTCGTCTCAACGATTTCCTTTACGAAGATCACAGGCTCGTCGTCCTTTTCTTCGTCTCTTTCTTTTGTTGCGTGCGCAACACTTTGATTGATATGGCTATTATAATATGTATGTAAGCCTTCGGTTTCTATTTTTGGCATCACTTTCAATGCCATATTTCCGGCCAACAGACACATCATACATATAATAGCAATCTTTTGCTCATTATTTATCAATAATTTGTTTATAATAAGTTCACACCTTCTTTCCTAAAATATTGGTTTTATCAAATCTTTAAAGACTCCTCATTTACAGTCATCACAAGCTCGTTGACCCGCTTCCAATCAACATTGTCCGGCAGGTAAGTCTCGCTCTTGTCAACTGACAATCTACTTTCATAGGCCGGAATCAGTTGCTGACGAATCTCTTTGTAATCATATTCACCGTTGCGAAGCTGCGTCAGGAAGTTATGATTGTTGTCTCGATAGGTTTTAATTTCACCTTTTTCCAAGATGTCAAAGAGCATCAGGTATACACGGATTGCATTCATTACCGTCTTGTGCATTTTCTTTGAATTATGATAGATTGGATCTTTGTCTAATGTATCAGACTTCTGAATTAGCTTGCCTGCAAAACCTCCAAACGAGTAAATCACACGCTTTGAAAGGAACAGCTTTTTATTATCCATAAGTAGCTGCGTCATTGGATTATAGCTAATAACGAGTTCATCAGCATTCCCTAACTGCTCCAGCATATTAGGATTTCCACTACACATCAATTTCACAGCTTTGTTAAAACTATAAATCGTTGTATCTGTCTGAGTATCCACATAATGTTCAAACTCACCGAGACCAAGAAGGTCTTCTTTCGAGTTCAGCGCCACATCTCGGATATCAAGATCAGAGCCCTCAATATTTGTCCCGTAAGCATGACTGCCACCGACCGTTACGAACATCATATGCTTGCCAAGATGCTCATTCTCCCGAAGAAAATTATATTCTGGAAAGCATAACGCTCCAAGCAATTCATTCCTTGTCATAGAATCACCTCTATTAGAACTTAGTTTTTATCAGACTCAGCTAACTGAAGCTCTTCCAACGAAAACGAAAGTCTTCCGCCTCCGCAAAAAGTAGTGAACTCAACAATGGCAGTATCTCCGTCGATTTCATCGATAATGCCTTCGCACCAATCTTCAGCGTAAACTTTATCTCCAACTTTCATAATCAATTCTCCTTAATTCTCTGCTTTTATCAAATTATTCTTTTGCAGTGTCCAGAAGCATCTTGGCAAGTTCTTTCGCTTGTTTTACGGTAAGATGAACCTCTTGGCATTCAACGTCAACGAAAAACACGACACGATTCGTCTCTTTTTCTTTGTGGATACTAAATTCCACAGGACTGCCCCATTCGTCGGATGCTTCTAAGCATTTATAGTTTAATTTCATTACGAACGCTCCTAAATCTCAGCTTCTATCAGAACGACAAAATTTAACGTTCTTCACCAAGAATGTCTGCCCATTGTCCATCTCTACTTTCGTTTTCTTGGGCGTAATTCTCCTTACAATATAAAACACAGGAGGGAAATGCCCATGGCATCCATTCGGTAATGGCCGAACTACGCCAACTTCGTCACCAACACGAATCTCATCAATGCTTATGAAATCCATATATCCTCCTAAATCTTAACTTTTATCAAACTCGTTTGTTCCATGCTTCGATAAGGTCTTTTTTAATCTTTTCTTTATCGGCTTCGGAACAATCAGAGTTGTATAGTTTGCTTTCCATGAATACCCGGCACTTGCATCCATTCTTGTCGTTTCCTCTTGTTATAGACATCCAGCTTTTCAAATATTCGCCTACTTCGGCAATGGTAACTTCTCCACCGCAAAATGGACACGGTTTCAAATTATCCATTTCGACCATTCCTTCCCTGTTTCATTTCCAGCCGCCCACTCTGATCATCGGCATCGGAAAGCGCTCCTAACAGACTAAGTGCGTACACGGCATCCAATACCATAAGTAAAATTATCATAATCCACATTATATTAACCTCACATTCTTTTGGCTTGACCATCTTGTATTGAGGTTGTCTCAAGCATACACCGCACAAAGAGATTATTCAACACAATTATCAAAATTACCAAAATTTTACTAATAATCCTACGTCATCAATAGTTATATCATCGGTCCACACATCCTTTTGTTAAATATCCACAAGAACCCGGATTTTATCGCCCTTGTCCATTGTATCTTCAAGCTTGCCATTGATAGAATCAATTTCACGCATTAGCTTACAGCGATAATTTCCATCCTTATCAAGTTTGAAACACAAATCCTCATCACCACTCTTGTAACCCATATAGCATCCAGAACGGCACAGGCTTGTCACATCAAGTGCATCTTGGATTACTCGTGCTTCATTAAGAGTCAACTCAATCTTCATCGCAGTCCACCTCAGTATCATCTGTTACACCAGCAATAAAAATCTTGTGACTTCCATTTTCATTACGCTGATAGTCGCCACCAAGAATGTCAATTGTCATAAGAATCGTGTTGTAGTAATCATACGCCCGAAACTCTTGCATCTTGTTTTGAAAAGGCTTTAGCCCTAAATCTCTCCAAACATTATCTAAGTGACGCTCCAGATTACAAATACCTTCACGCAGCGCATTGATTCTTTCTCTGTCCGTCATTTTACGCTCCTTTTTTACATATCCTGATTCACTGTATTCCATATCTCAGTCGAAATACTTTCATTTTCATCAGACAGACGGTTAACCCAAGCATTCAGTACCTCTCTGTACACCGTCATATTCGGGCAGAAGTAGCTGTTTGTAAATACCGGCATATCATCATTACACAGAATTCTCATAACAGCAGCGCACACGGCTGCGGATCTTGATACGCCAGCACCACAATTCACACAGAACCAATCAGTCTTATCTTCCTCATGGTTATCAAGAACAAAATTCACGATATTATTAGCCTGAATATCAGTGATACATGTGCCTTCCAAATCAGTAGTACAATCATCAAACTTCAGCGGTAGAAAAGTAATATTGCCCTCACACTTATGAAAATCAATATGATGGCCATTAGCTTCAGTGATCGAGATAAACCGAATCCGTTCAAAATGTGGCTGTCGGATAAAGTCTTCTGCGTCTTCTGCGCTCATCACCGAGAATTTCCATTTTCTTCGATACATAGTAATAATCATTTCGTTTTCCTCCACAGAATTTAGGTTTTATATGGGTCTACGTCAAAAGCTTCCTTGGTATATTCTGCCTTAACCCTTTCGAGCACTTCATCGACGATGCTAATAGCAATTTCTAACCCATGCATTTTTCCATGTAAATATATTCTGTCACCATTCTTTTTCATATCGAGACTAGACTTAATATGCTCTCGTCTAGCGTCAATGTATTCATCATATAATCGATTGTAAATTTCTTCCAGTTCTTTCATATTCATGCCTCCACTTAAAACGCAAACGGATTACTATTCACTGCTATTATCAGTGCCACATTGAAAGTAAACATTACAAACGCGGTCATTCTTTATCACCTCAATCTCTAAATTCAATATCTACAACAATATTCTCAGGCTCTGTCATATACCTTCGTGCCAGCAGCTCTACCATGCGTTCTTTGTCCCCAAGATTGCTATTACGCAGTAGGTATGAACAAACTTGCCTACCTCTGTACAAGAACACAGCCCACGCATTTCTTTTCAATGGATACGTGGCCTTAATCATTCTTTTGCACCATTAAGATATTCAATAGCTTCATCAAACGAAACGTCCAGATTGTCCAAAATATCTTCCAGTTCAGTCACTGCATCCGATAGATTATCACACGCTTCATTAGAAGCCCAATACCGTTCACTATCCTGCAAATTTTCAGGAATGTTATCACGAGCGTCTTCTTCATCATACTGAATACATTCAATGTCAGCTTTAATGATTTCAACATCTGTTACAATGCTTTTCAGACTATCCGCCAGTGCATTGATTCTTGGAATGATTTCATTGATGTCCTGAATAGATTTACGGATAGCTTTTCTACGAGTGTTATTCATTTTCAAATCTCCTCTCAATCTACGATGCCAAGTTTGCAAATATTTTTCGGATCAGTGATATAGCCAAAAGTCAACGTGTTTCGCAGATACCCTTTGTACTCAAATCCACGGTCACGAGCCGCCAGACGGCACACGTCTCGAATCGCAGATTCTCTCGGCCAAGAGATACCAGCCAGCTGATACTTCCACTGAAGATCCCTCAGCTTCTGCCACTCAATCACAGGCTTTTTTTCATTCTCGAAGCACAAACCGTTCTGTACGGCATATTTCAGAGCATCACATCGCTTACTCTCTTCCGATGTACAAGTTCCCCACTCATTTTCCAGACGACGATACGCTCTATCAAACGGTGCTTGCTTTGCTGCATCAATGCCAAATGCCGCTCCAAGCAAACCCAAGCCAAGTAACAGTCCCATAATTTAAACCTCCATTTACGCCGTTTCTAACTCTCTTTTTACCAATGGACGACGTTTTGTTGCATTTTTTAACCAATCGTTTCCGCTAGGAACTTGCCTATCCACTCTTGTATTACGGCCACTTCCTATCGGACAAACCCGGCGGTAATCATCAGCAGTCTTGCAGCCAAGAGATTCCGCTTCATCCAAGGCTTTTCGTACATAAGCCCATGTGCTACCACCGAGATCAGAACATTTTCCAATCACAGCAAGTACAAGTTCATCGCCCATGCGTTCAACATATTCTGCCAAAGCTTTTTGACCAGTAGCACCAAGCTTCCCGATATTCTCTCGGAAAACATCCTCGATAGGTTTCGTCGTTGTCGTCCCATCACAAGACGAAGACGATATCTTATCTTTTTCTTTCTCTTTTTCTTTTTCTAGCTTTGTTTTGCTTGCGTTTGCTTCGTTCTGCTTACGCTTGCTTGATGAGCCACCAGCTTTACCAGAAATCCTCTTACCTTCGATGTATTCGGCATCTTTATCCAAATCTCTCTTCACAGCAGGCCACACATACCGCTCATTTCCGTTGAGTTCAGGCTCCGTTCCAGACGATTTATATTTCATCATCGCCAGTACCAAACGCCCCACCTCAGCAGCACTAAGTGGTTCAAAGTAGCTCTCGTAGGTATCCCAGATTTTAATATAAGTATCAGCCATCATACACCTCAAGAATTCTCACTATGAGTATTCACACCATAATTGATTCCAGAGTAATATCTCTCATCCACTTCTGAATCAAGACCAATATAATGAAGAGTGATTGCCTGACTACTATGATTCAAAGCGTGCTGAAGCCAGGCCAGAGCCATAACATCATCACGGTGCTGTACCATAAACTGATAGCCGAATGTCTTACGGCAACTATGTGTTCCAAGATTATACGGAAGATCCATATCCTTTTGAACCTTTTTCATAATTCGTCCAAAACTATCCACATCAAGCGGCTCCCCGGCAACCTTTGGATTTGCTTCATGTGTGTACATAATTCCGGTCTTTGGACTAATTGATGTTCCACCCGTACTTCTCAGCGAATTACGAGAGCTGCCTTTACATGACGGGAAAAGCCAATCGTCATAATGGAGCTTAACTTTATTGATATAAGTAGAAATCACTTCAAAAGCAGATTCTGGAAGAAAAACAATACGGTATTTTCCAGTCTTCTTTTCCTTCATTCGTATTTTTGCATTTGCATTTACTTGCAACTTTCCATTTACCCTCTGCGTTGTAACATCTGAAACCTTAAAACGAAGCAAATCGCTTGCACGAAAACCAGTACATACACCAACATTAAACAAACACCAATCACGGTACATCCCACGATTCCAAAAATATTCCGAAATTCGTTTAATGTCCTCTACATCTTTAATAGGCTGCACCGTTCCATTACAAGCTTCCTTGCGTTTGATATTATAGTTCTTCGCCTGGTTATGTTTCACTTTGGGAGCAGGATCAACCTTTGGCGGATTAAACTCAACTGCGTTATTTTCGTTCTTTTCAGGTACTGCGTTCATATTTGCGTCTCCTTTAGATTCCATATTTTAAACAATACTTGCCATAGGACAGTCCTTCTGCATCTGCCATTCTTGTAATTTCAACAAATGTCGGTTTGTGTTTCTTTTTATTTTTACATCTAATATCTTTTTCTCTATCCACAATCCTTCTGCAATTATCACAATAGAGCTTTCCACACTTTGGCCCATACCACGTAACCCCACATCGTTTACACGTTATGTTTCCATATTTCATCATTTTCTTATACCTCAAACTCATCAATTTTCCAGTGATGGCGATAATAATTTCCAGAATCTCCACTAACAACGGATGCTTCAGTAGCAACGCACCACGTCTCGTCATCGCTTACCGGCTGTAAATCATTCTTGCTTTCATTAAACAGAAATACCATTTTATCAATTGCTTTGATTTTATCCTTTGTGACCATAATCACATTATCTTCTGCGTAAAAATCGCTAGAATCAATACATTCGTGTAAAACATAAATCTTCATTTTTATGTACCTCAATTCTTTTCAAATTGCTCCTTCATCAGCTGCTTTACGGCTTTCTTAAACAACGCGAGGTTCTTTTCGTTTTCAATAAACACCTTGGTCTTCGGAGTCGGTGCTTTACCGTGAGCTTTTTCATAAGCAATAAATAAATTATTCATCTTCTTATAACCAATATGCTCGTAAATCAGAGTATAAGTGTGCTTGTATTGCGGCTTATCATTAAGCTTTTCTGCCAAAGGTAACAGAATCGGGATAAGAATCTTCGCCGTTTCGCTCTGCTTCTTGGGCTTTTCTTCCGCAACCGGCTCAGACTCAACTTCATTAACTTCCACCTCAATCACAGGAGCATCACAGACAGCCACTTCAGGAGCTGCTTCAATAGTTTTTGCTTCAGGCAAAGCTTTCCGTTCAGTAGCTTCTTCCTTCTTCTTGCTGACCGCTTCGGTATACAGATCCTCAACCAGAGCACCAAAGATAGACTTATACATTGTGCTTGCTTCGACCACATCAATCGTAGGAATGTAACCAGTACGACCAGTTCTTGCGCAATACTTTTTACGCTCTTCCTCGATAACGAAGGTATAAACACTATTCATGTATTCGTAAACATCACGAAACACATCTTGAACCTTCATCTCATTGATTTCCGCAATCACATTGATACGTTCATACATCTTCTTACGCCAGTCACTCACCACATCCTTACGAGGAGTAAAGTTTCTAGTAGAACGAATCGCATCATCCATCTGCTTGTCCTTAATCTGATGGACACACTGAGATACGCTACTAATCACATTCAGTGCTTCATTGCTAGTAGCACGAGCTTCCTCAATCTGTTCACTAAGATCTTTACGGGTGGAATCGAGTTCACTCTGAAGATTCTTCATACTATCAAACAGAGCGTGAAGTCTTACATCAATAAACTCCTTGCTCAATGCAGCATCCATTTTAGGAGTAGCCAGAACAGAATCACCACGCATCAGAGATTCCATAATATCCCAGCAGAAATCCATAAACGCATCTGCCTTCGGCTGACGAGACAGACGACAGATTTCCATAACACCACGCAAACTGTAACAAATAATTTCACGCTCTTTCGTGATTCCACCTTCAACTGTCGTCAAATTGACGACAGTTGATAAGGAGTCAAGACGGTCTGCATTACGCTCATGAATCTTTGCAATATATTTCCGAGGTTCTTTACATTCCAGTGCTCGCCCAATCTGTTCACGGGTCATATAATACTGATGTTTATCATTCTGGTACACATCCACATTCAGTGCACCAAAGGGCTTAGAGGTTATAACGGTCATAGGATTGTTAGTAGCCATTTTGTTTTACTCCTTTTTCATTCATTTAATAACGTATGTACGTTGTTATTTTGTTACTGATTTTTCATAGAAGAACTGTTTTATCAAAACTGATACTTCCAGAACAACTTTGCATTGCCTGTAATGGTCTGCAAATAACTAATGTACTCATTAAAGGAGCACACACCCTTCATTTTCATCTTGCGTGCTCCAACAGCTCGTGCAGCCACCTTAGGATCATAATCAACAGCGTCAATAAATGCACTGTCAATCATCTTCTGCTCAAACATCTTGATTTCATTAGTATCCATTTTTAAACCTCCTTGAATACAAAAGCACAGTTTCCGATACGATTCACAAATTCTTCCCCATACAATTCATAGAGGTGGTCAAAATTTGCATTATCAATAACGCCTACAATCTCAGCCCCTTGGTTGTAAAGCAGTCTTGCGAGCCGGAAGGCAACATAATGAGCGTCTTTATTTGTTTCTGCCAAATAAAGATCATCCATTTCTTCTGTAATGACATCACTTACATCGATATATTCCATATACTCGCCATCACTGTCATAAATCTTCAACCGATCAGGTTCTTCATTGTTGTTTGCTTTAAAGAGCCCATAGTCATTTTCGATTTCAAGTTTGATTTTCATTTTAATTCTCCTTACTTAAAATCCCACCATGCGTTAATAGACGTATTCGGAACATAAACCTCAAGCATATGGTAGCCATCACGAATCCATTCAGGTTCATAGCCTTCATCTCGCAGTTCTTTCATCAGACTTTCAAAATCATTATTAACAGCCTCTACCGCATCTTCAATTGTTTTGTACTCTACACGGTAAGGACCATTACACATCGTATCGTCATAAACAACAACCACTGCTTTATTTTTCATATCTAAAACCTCAACAACAATCAGCTACAATTTTCTCAAGCATATCCATAAGTTCTTTGAACGTTTTACATTTCATTTTTACATTAAAAATCGAGCAATAAATAACCTTTGCGTTATCACAAGGACATTCACTCTCGCCGTTATTGTACACTCTTATTAAGTCATATGCACTTGTTGTGATTGCACTCTTTTCTCCGTCCTCCTCAATAAGCAAAATACAACTTTCCCGAAGATAAATCCTATTAAAAGTCCACATTTTTAAAACCTCGATTTTATTAAAGTTTAATGCCTAACATATCGAAAAGACATTTAATAGTTCTAATCATATCATCAATATTGTTCACGGTATCGCCCCATGCACCACCACAAAGTCTTTCATTAAGTTCTTTGTCGTATGCTTCGCAAACGTGCCACCATTTGTTGTCGTCATATTCGTAATGGATATCAACATCGATATCGGGATATTTACCCACATGATATGTAACCTGCTGCTTATCATTAAAATCATCAGGTTTCTTCCCAACACCGTCCCAACCTGACGGGTTCATTGTACTGACGAAATTTTCTGCAATCTCACGTGCCGTCATAAGTTAATGTCCTCCAAAATAAAAGTTTTTTCTGAATCAAAAGGTTTTAGTAACTCATATTTGTTGGTTTCTTTATTAAAAATCCCAACTCTCACACCTTCTCTTAACCAATATGAAAGTGTATCAAGAGCTTCCTTAACTTCATCCACTGAATGATCCCATCCGCAATTTTGGATAATCATAACTCTCACTCCCTTAATTCCTCATTATATTATTATCTTATCTTCATTAAGTGTTTCGGTTTCATACGTTGCATAGACAAGCTCTGTCGGCTTGCTGTAACACGTTTTCATCCAGTCAAGTTCTGCATCACGCAGCTCTTTTGTGGGATAGACTTCATGCCCTCTATATGTATCGCCGTACATAAAGTGTCTGACAGAGTATTCAAGATGGTAATACATTATCGTTTTTTCAACTCCTCACACACTTTTGCAATGATAGCCAAACCTGTACGCCGAAAATCTGCATTGTAAGGATTTTGTGCTTGAACATCTAAATGGTACAGCAAATTTTCCAAATCAGAGCTATATTCAACGCCTGCTGTTTTACAAAGGACCTCGGCCATCGCTTGAGTGTCATATTTCATAATAAAACTCTCCTTTTACATCAATATGTTAGAAATATCAAATGCTTTCCATCTGAAACTAAATTCATCCGTCCAAACCTGTGCTTCGAGTTCGTCACTATCATAATAAGCCAGAACATTAGGAAGGTCAGAATACATTGCATAGCATTCTTTCGAATCATCCACGATATATTTCATAGCTTCTTTTTCGTTTTGAAAAAACTCAGGCTCAAAAATTTCACCTTTAGAACCACATTCGATAACACACCACATATTTACACCTCACTAAAATTTGCATTAAAAAGAATCTCATTACCATATTCAGTAAGAGTATCCTTGAACCAATTTTCATTCTTTTCCCACCACAATTCAGCCTGCTGCTGGCTCAATACAACACCTTTTCTTTTCGCTGCATCGATAACGTCATCGATACAAAAACGAGTTTCAGCATAATAATATCGAGCATCGCAATCATCTTCGTCAAATGCTTCCATCTCTGTAAGTTCGGTGGATGGATGCTGCCAATCACAATTGTAAAACACTCGTTTTGCCTTCTTTTCATCACCTTCACAGATATCAATAATATCCTGTGCAGTGTAAAAGTTCGTATATGCGTCTGCAAGTTCTTGCAAAGTCATTTTATGGTCATAGGCAACACCATTCATATCGAGATCAGGAATATAAATAACGCTGTTATAACAGTCCTCTTCAGGAAAGCAATCCGCTTTAAATATCGTACACTCTTGCCCATCACTCATATCAAGCAATTCATCAAGAATAGCGCCGTTCTTCAGGAGATTATAAAGTTCGTCTTTTGTGTAAGTTTTCATGATATTTTTCCTCTTAAATTTTACACACTCACATTCTCGTAAACCCAGCCAACGCCTTTACTATGGAACTCATCTACCCAATGAAACCATTCATCCTGTGTGAAATTGCCAACTGGAAAGCCTCTCCACTTCTGATCAAGAACTAATTCTCCACGTTCGTTTTCAACCCATGCAAAATCAGTGTTCTCTTTCCAAAGACGTTCAACAAACTTGTCGCAATCATCTTTATTTTCTCTTAGTTTTAACATCCATTGTGCAGTAAGATATGTACTATTAAAAGACTCTGCGACAGCACATGGACAGTTCTTACAAGACTTCTCAATGCATGACCAACAAGGCCCACCGTTGTAACTCATACTTTAAACCTCATAACTTTCTTCCAGACAATCAATCAAATCTGCTACATACTCACCGATCTGATCACAATTTACATTTTTGTATTCCGCACCAGAATTTCCATTATCACTGATATAGACGTTAAATAAACCCTTTCCAACACGTTCAATATCAATGTCAATATTCATCTTCATGCTTTTACACCTCATTGAGAATATTTTCATCCGAAAATTTAAACGATATTATACTTTACAAACCAAATATTCAACTCATCTTCCGACATACAATCGATTGCGATATCCATTCGGCGTTCAATAACATCATCATCCTCGTCTCCGTTCAGTTTGTAGCCAATAAAGTTTTCAATAGTATCAAGCCCATCCATAAAAAGCTCACGCTTCAGATACTTGATTCTTTCCATCATATTGTTATCCATAATATTTCCTCTCCTAAAAATAAAATCATTATAAGTTTTCCAAAATTTTAAGATATTCAGGGTAAAGATCATCAATAATAACTTTCTTTTCCATATCATCCAGCTCGCCGTTCATAAACGCCTTGCCCTGTTCTTCATTTTCAAGTTCTAGGTACGTCCAGATACTTTCGATTCCGATTCCATTTCCATGGACTACTTCACCATTCTCATTGATGTGTGCATAGATTTCCCAGACCTCGCAACCGCGATTCTTAGAAGCCCATTCACTGTAATCAATTTCAGTGCCGTTCTCCATAACCTTTTCGGCGAACTCTTCTGCTGTGAGTTTCTTCATGATCCATGCCTCCTTAAATGTTGTCAAAGTTGTAAGTAACAGTAACAACTCTTTCAGCATCACCGATACGGCACTGATCTTCCTTTAATGCTTTTTCGAGACTACATCCAGCGCTGTATACAATACCATTTTCAAACACATCAGTACCGATAAATCCAAATGCCCTATCGATTTCTTCCCACTTTCCGTGTTCTTCTCGATAAAGTGTATAGCCGTAGTTTTCACCAGAAAGATAATCGCTGTAAATCTCAACTTCATCACGCATGATTCGCTCTGCTTCATTTTTAGTATTATCCGAACCATCCGAAATAGCGGTCACAATCCAACCAACCTTGCCGTCGTCCCATAAATCTCTGAACCGTGTATCACAATCCATAGACAGACCAGAATGGTCATGCAGCCAAAGAGGAAGCCATGCAATGTATTTATCAAGAAGAATCTGACAATCACGAATAGAAAAATCACCACGAGCATACGTCGCAATTTCATTGTATTTCAAATTGGTATACCAAGGATTGGCTTGATCTTCACGACAACAAATCGCATAACGAGTTTCTTCAATACTACTGTTATCGTTGTCAATAACCACACAGGATTCTTCTAGTTTCATGTCAATCAAGGCATTGATAATTTCTTCATCGGAGCAATACTTGCAAACCAGGTTATTCCAAAACTCTTCCGGTGTTTTCGCATCAATCTTATCACCCAGATTGTATCGAGAATGGAAACAGGCCATTGTGGAATCATGGTCATCCCACCAGCGAGGATTATTATCTGCTTCATCATCGTGCTGGATATGCAAGCAATACAAATTATCGCCGTAAGTCCATTTTATGATTTCATTATCGTAGCAATACAGTTTTTCCATATCTAAAATCTCCCTTTTATCAATCTTTTTAATGCACAAAAATCGTAATCATACCTTCTTCATCTGCCGTAAAAAACGATACTTCGTATCGACTGGCTTCCGAAATTGAAATCTGGTCTCGCTTACAATAATCCTTAATTTTTTGCTCCTTGTAGTCATCCCAAAGAGCTACGCTTGTACAATCAGTGATCAAAGAAAGAAACGTAAGTAAATTCATATCCATTCACCTCTTATGCACTAGCCTTTTCTTCAAAAGCGTACCAATCAGACCAAATCTTATCGACCTCGCCATTCTTAAAACCGTTCTTGTAATCAGTGAACTCAACATAATAGTTGCTTGTCCACTCATTCAGGACGTGTTCGTAGATTGCCGCAATACCACGCTTTGTTTCAACAACAAAGCTATCAACCAGAACACCCTCAACGTAAGCACCAGTATATTGTGCTTTATTCTGGTGCATCCAACGGTTAAGAGCACCTGCATTAAGATAAAACCGTGTCATAACTCATTCTCCTCTTTCCATTCCGTCGCAACTTCCAGCAATCTTATCAATCATTTCCATATACTCTCCGAATGTTTTACATTTCACTTCTACTCCAAAACAAGCTGCATAAACAACCAAAGAATCATTACTTGCCACATAATTGCATTCGTGCCACCAGTCATAAAGCATGGAATCAGCACTGCCAGAAATAACTCTGCTGTTGCCATTATCATCTTCAACAATTACTACACAGTCGTCCAGAACATCATTAAAAAGCAACATAATTCATTCTCCTTTACTCTGCAATCATCATAGCAAGAACCGGCTCACAGGAATCCTTCAACTGAAGTTCCAGAATATCGCCATCATCCACGATTTCACACTTGCTTAGATAATCCTGAAGAAAGAACATCTGACATTCCTGCCAAAAGATTTCTTTCGGATCTTCATTCTCTCCTACGAACACATTCTTGTGATGAAAAGATTCATTCCAAACCCAACCTTCGCCATCAAAACAAGCGTGAACTTCCCTCAGATCCCACATAATCTTCACTCCTTAAAACTCCATTGTTTCTCAGTTCTTTTACAAGCACTTCTTCGATGTTCTCTTTTTCATTCTCCGAAATATTAAGAGAATAAAAAGCACGAATCGAATTGTATAACGGTCTACACCTGTACATAACATCAAGATAATACTTATCACTTGTGTTGAACATCAAGGCGTAACCTGTTCCATCTTCTTCGTGGTAATTATTTATTATTAAATTCCACATAATCAGTCCTCACTAAAAATATGACGCTTGTTAAGATCATCACGGATAATATCCTCAATTTTATTTTTTGTATCATCATCGAGCTTTCCGTAAGGAGCATTATCAAGATAATAGAAGCGTACTTCATCTCCAAGATCCTTGTACATGACACTCACATAAAACCCAGCTGAAATTCCATTCAGTAAAGCATATCCAATACCGTATACTTCTGAATAATTGTTACCCATTAAATCCCACATAGTTAATCCTCCAAAGTTTTAGAATGTCTTAAAATAATAATTCCTTTCATTTCTTCTTTATCTCTTGCGGTAGGAAGAACAAAAAAGAAAGAATACTCTGGATAATAAAAAGAAACACAAAAACTAAATACCATATACATGATTGTGAAGTAATGACCTGTTTGTTTGTTCTTGAACTTTGCTCTTCCGATTTTATATTCTTCAGAGTATTCATCTTCAATTAAATCCCACATAGTTAATCCTTCCAAAAGTTAAGTTTCTTTTTGATTGTCATCTCAATTTCGTCTTTATCACCGTCAGATAGAATCTTATTATCGTACTCGGAATAGCAAAACATAACGCTACGGCCATTATATTTATACATAACCATTGCTGTTTTTAATTGTTTGTCACGAAAAAAGGTTGCGCACCCAATTCCATATTTTTTAGAATATTCATTTTCAACTAAATCCCACATTTTATTACCTCATTTGCTTTTTTGAAATCTATTATAGAAAGACTTTTCTAGTTCCCAGAGAAATTTTTTCTGCGCCATAATTTTATTAAGAACTCTTTCTTTATGGTTGTTTAATTCGGGTTTCCCACTTGTCATTTTAATGGTAGTGTCGATACGATGATTTAGCGTATCTTCCCATTCATCGAAAAAATCCATTATGTTATTGAAAACATTCTCGTCCATATTAAACACACATTCCTTTATAGCCCATCATATGTAAACCTTTATGCTTCTTACGACGCATATCATAATAGATTGCTACCGTATTCTTCGGCGTATTGCTTTTGAAATACTTTTCTTTATATTCGCACAGCTTCTTATACTCGTCACTTTCACGATGGGCTTTCAGTTTCTCACAATGGTCGTGGCAACCAGGATAACGCTCCGGTGCCACGCAATAACGGCAAGGATCAGTCAATTTCTGCCACCTCATCAATCCATTCTTTAATTTCCTTCCACGAATCAAAATACATCGGAAGACTACTCAAATTAGAACAAATACGAATATCACCATCAGAACTTTCAAGTTCATCAACCCAATATCCATTACGTTCCAACTTTTGTTTAATCTTTCCTACTCTACCAAGAGAACTAAATACTTCTTCGATACAGTTGCTCCACGCATCGTTTTCAGGTACATTACAATCAAAATTTTCATTAAAGCACTCTGCTAATTCTTCTGCATACTCAATCGCTTCATCGTAGGAATAACCATATTTTTCTTCAATCAAATCAATATTAAGTTCAATCTGATTCTTAGCGTCGCTGATACGATACTGAAATTCTCTATAACGGTAAGCTGCTTCAATCTGTTCAGGTGTCATCTCCCAAGACTTTCCATTCCAGCTGGTCACAATAATCTTATTTTCGCTATTCATACTGCAAACTCCTTTTCTCTTGTAAACTTAATCACCAGCGCATTCACGTTGGCCGCTTCCATCGTTGACTGCTTTGCATCTTCGTGATTGCCAGCTCTAAGGAATGAAACACTCTGATCCATCAGCTTGCGCCGATAAGAAGAAAGAGCTGCGAGAATAATATTCTTTTCAATGTTGGTCATGTTCTTTTTCCTCTTGATCACGTTCCTTGTGAAATTTTCGCACTTCTTCCCAAAAATCAAACGGACTAGAATTGTGATAAACTAAATCCATGTATTCTTTTCTACTGTTAAAATGGTTTATGTTAGTATCCATTTCTATCACCTCAATCTTCATCGCTCAGGTTCTGACAAAAACTTAAATAAAAATCAATGTCGAAATCTTCCACAGTGCCATCAGGAGAAAAATCATAGAGCACATCTGCAACCGCTTCGTTTTTATAAAGAGCATCTACAATCTCGTCACGGAATGCCGTGACCCAGTTTTTTGTTACGTTGAATTTTCTAGTGATTTCATAAATATGAATAATCCAATTACCTTCTGTGGTGCTTCTTGTTCCACTTTCAATCATCCAGTCGGAAATACTGTTAATCATCCAATCGGTAACTTGTTTTACAGTTTCGCTAGTATACATTTTCTATCACCTCAATCAAAACCGAACCACTTCATGTTTGACTTTCTCCAGCATCTCTTTCTCTTGTTCTTCAAGACGTTCAACTTCACACAAAACATCACGAATACCAAAGATAACCAAATCCCGGTCACGCTCACGTTCTGCTCTATGTGCGGGATTGTTTTTGCAAAATCCTTCACACAAGTTGTTTTCTCTTGCAATCAAATTATCAATCGCGTACTTCAAAACACGCTTATCTTTTTCAGTCATATTATCACCTCAATCTTCGTAAAAAGCTTTCTTATTCTGACATTTGTAGAATGCAATCACCTCATGAATGTATTCAGGGTCATCACGAATTCGCAACGAAAATACTTCATTTGCTTTCTTTTTGGTGCATCCAAACTCCCAGCAAAATGCCTCAACAAAATCTCTACGAGTGTTCATTTTTTATTACTTCTGCTCCATCGTTACGCAAATCAAAGGCTCATCAGGATATGCTTCTTCGTCAGAAAAACACACACCTTTTGACACTCCCCTGACCTGAAGTTCTTTCCAGTCTCCGAATTCAGTATTGGTATACATTCCAAAAACCAATTCGGTATTTTCGTCATAGCCAAACTCTTTCAACTTCTTAATAAATTCAGAAACAGTCATAAACAAACCTCCAATAAAAGCATTCTTTCCAGTATGTTGCAATCTTCTTACGAACAACTATACTCTCCTCAACCAATCGTCATAAAAATCGTCATAAAGCTCCAAGCGTTCTAAAAGTTCTTGTTCGTATAATTGATCATAATATTGATCTAAATATTTCTGTTCGTAATCTCGAATTTCATTTTCGAGTTTTTGCTTTTCTTCTTTGAGTCTTTGTTTTTCTTCAAAGAAATCATCTATTCCTTCTTCGATAGGATTATCTCTTTGTACTTTCATATTTATCACCTCAATCATTGTAAAATATCTGTTTTAGCAGTTTTTGAAATCCAAATCTCTTACAAAATTCACAATAGGGTCTCGGAAAACAACGCTCTTAATACAAAGAGACTCCAAATCATACTGACCTTTACAATTTCCGTAAAAGATAAGTCCATGACCGATTTCATCAAACCATTTTTGAGCCTTATCAATAGAATAAAAGTGCTGCGCACCATCAACGGATTCAGTAAAAAATGTGTACCCACACTCACCAAATTGAACATACTCCCAACGATTAAGAGTGTTTCCTTCGTAGTCGAATAAATGCTTTACGGCAATAACATATACAGTTTTCATATTTTCATCTCCTATAAAAGCATGATTTTAGATATAAAAGCATCATAAAGGTCTTTGAGCTTATCATTCGGCATCCATATTTTTGCATTATCATTAAGGAAGTAACCGCAACCCAAAAATCCCATAGGATAATCACAAAGATTCTGTTCATCATCTTTAACACCTGCTTGATAAACAATATAGATAAACTCAGCAAGTTCATGCTTATCCATTCGCTTGATGCGGTCGTACATTGTTTCCATATCAATCGCTCCTTTTTATATTTTTATGCTTCCGCGTTAGTAGCGGTTATGTCTGCCCTAGTACCGCTAATCACCTAGCATAATAACGTATTATTTTATTTTTCCTTCCAAATATAACTTCTGCTTATAATGCCTATGTTCTTTCATGATTTTGTTTCGTTCTTCTAATGACGGTTTATAATCTTTCCAGTGACTCTTGATGTGATCATCGTTTTTCTTTTTGGATTCTGGATTAACTATAAGCAAAATAGATTTCTTACTCACGTTATATTCTTTCGCCAAATCCATTAAGCTAAATAATCCAGTAGAATATTTTTTTCGGATTTCTTCTTTCATTACAGATGTAATCTTTACTCTTCTATCTTGTTGTTCTGAAAGTTTTATTTTTTCAGATTTATAAGGCATTATGACACCCACTCCTGACTTCTTATATAATCCTTAATAGATGGATTGTATTCATTACGGTCAATGTATTGACACAGAACACGCTGTACATCTCTGTTATCACCGTAATCCATTGCTATGGAAATATCATCACCGTGTGTACCAACACCCAGACGTTCATATTTCCTGATCTCAATATAGAAATCATGTGCGCTGTAGTGTCTTCCGTCTTTACGGTCGAGAATCAAATCAATAATCATCAGCCAACCCACCCTTCTTCAGAAGCCATATATCCCTCGTCAATAAGGAATTTATGGAAGTCGTTGCTCAAAAGCTGATTACCATAATAGTTAGTAAATACTCTTGCGACATCTTCACCTGACATTTCACAGAGAACATCCCACATCGTTTCTTGCATATCAGTCATTTTCTTCCACCTCGTAATACTGAAAAGCACAGTCGTACATCATGTTCCCCGTAATCTGATCCACGAATTTTGCACAATGCAAGTTCATCGTATACCCATTTTCATCACACCATTCGGAAATAATTTTTGTAGTCAACGGTGTTACAAAAACATAAAGGTCAGACATATGATGATAAATTTCTGCTTTCGGATATCCGGCATCCAAAAGCCGTTCAAGCAACGTCTTACGCATTTTCTTTCATCTCCTTTATAGTTTCATCATCCCAACGAAATCCACGCTTTTCATAGAGCGGAATCCATGAAGCCTCATAAAAGTCGTACCCACAGCCATCAATACCGAAAACATACCCAAAATCCTCTTGCTCGTAGATACGAAATCCGCAATCTGCCATTTCCTGAAGATGATTTTCAAGCCACCAGTTGTCGCAATTGTCGCTAAACTGCCACATCGTTCCCCACATAGGAAGGAAATCATCGCGCTCGACTTCAAAATCATCTTCTCTTACATCAACTTCCTCGCCAGTGCCGTCGAGACAAATTTTGTAAGTGTTGTCATCTTCGTTGTAGTTCTGAATCTCACCATTTTCACCATAGTTGTCACCGCTAAAGATATAGATGCGATCACCACAAGACGGAGGCGTGATTTCAGTAATGCCTTCGCTATTCTCTTCCAAATCGACCTTGGCGAGCTTTTCAATAACGCTCTGAGGAATCGCATTAAATTCCTGAACCCATGCGTAAGCTGCATCCTTCTTAGTTTTGTACATAGCCATAGCAGTTGACTCTCCTTTTCTTTCGTATCCTGTGTTATATAGCTATATGGTAAAAATAAAAGTCCTATGATGGACTGCCCTTTCTAGCTATAGAATACAGGATACTGCTAATTTTGTCAAGCACTAAAATGTAGATTTTATTAACGTCACATTTTAATGCGTTGATACGTTGTTTATTTGTAAGCATTTTATGAACATCAATCAACACTCACTTCATCAGGCCGTGCCCACAGAACATCCTCTATGGTATCATCGTAGATGGTTTCTGTTCCATTGCTGTTCATAATCATGGTCACATTCTGACCATCTGCCGGGGTTTCTTCCATGCTTGCATAAGAATACAGCCATTCCTCGCCGTTCTCATCAATAACATGGATGGTCTTAATTCCGTTGCGGAATACTTCGATTTCATCCACGCTACCGGCCAGGACATAACGATTATCCAGGCGAGTTTTCATAGGCTCTGCTGCGTTTGCAGTCATACAGTTTGCCAGAATGGAAACACCAGCCACAACAGTAGCCAGGATGACGGACAGCTTATTCTGAGTAAGTTTCATTTTATGTATCTCCTTTTCAATCTTTCAAACCAAATAATTTCATACCAGCAGATCCCATGTCTGCCGGATATAGATTCACAACACAATTGTCGTAAAATTCTGCAATCAGGTTGCCACTGCAGATATCCATATAAGCATCATCCATAGACAGACCAGAAAAATCTGCTGCGTTGTAGTCATCCACACCAGAGAATCCGTACAACGCTTCCTGATAGAATGCCCTCGTCATTCTTGTTTCATTATTATCAGGAGTAACAACAAACAGCTTTTTCAAGCCATTTTTACCAAAGACGGCAACAAAGATACCGCCTGCATTATTCTCGTAAACCTCAACAGTAGCACGCATTCTTGCGTTCTCCTTTCTTATCAATGACCCCAACGGCAAACAATAACGCCGTTGATCCAGATGGAAATGTTTGCACCCTGCCGATACCACTCGACAGCTTCACGATGAATATTAGTGATAACACCTGTTTCATCGTTCATAAACCACTGACCCTTTTTCATCTTGCGTTCTCCTTTACACTCTCATGCACTCATCAAGATAGATTCGTTTACCGAAACACTTGACGTATGCTCTGCCAGACGGAGCATAGATAATCTTCAAGTGATGGTAACTGTGATACTTTTCATCTTCAATGAGTACGCCAGACTGAGCATAGATATAATCATCAATGCCATACTGAACGTCACCATGAATCTGGAAACCACCACATCTGCCGTAGCTGCTATCATAAGCAGTTACAGGATGGCTCTTACAATATTCTCTTGCGGTCATATCAAGCTCTCCTTAAAACATATCTTTTACATCTCTGCCGGAAGCACGTTATTCATGCAAGCATCATACTTCCGCAAATACCATTGCGTTCCATATCCCATAAAAATCAAGCGTTTCAGTGCCATTTTAGCACGCTCTTTCGTGTCAAACAACACAGCATCACTTGCACAAACCTTCCCGAAATAATCCAGATAAGATTGTTTAAGCGATTCAAACTTCTTGAAATCAACCGGCGGCGTTTCTGCCAAATACACACCAGCACCAGACGCCGTATTCATAATACAGTAGCTCATGCTTTTCATTCTCCTTTACCAAAGATTCTCACAAGCAAGGATTCCACCCTTTTCATAGGGCAATCGTCTGACGCAATCCCTGTGAGGGCAATCCAGCTTTTCGCAATACTTGCAATTTGCATTATTGCGCTCCTGCTCTGCAAAGAATTTCTTTGCGGATTTCAGGTCACAAAAATAATGACCCTGATCCCATGTGTAGGAATCCGGGTCAAAATGCCACGCCACAATGTATGGCTGATAGTGATTCTTCTTGTAAAACAGTGCCGTGTAAGCATTGCCCACTTCCAGGATATCAATATCTTCTCTGTTCATTACAGTTCTCCTTTTAGATCTTGTAATCGAGGTCATCTGCCATCGGTTCTTCTGGTTCTCCTTCCATGCTGTTGCTGGATGAAGTGTAAAGTTTGTCATGCCGTTCTTGCGGCATTTCACCGGGTTCTGTATATTTCCATACTGTGCCGAACTTATCGATAAATACTTCACGGTGAAAGTCATCCGTTCCAATGAATCGTAAGCTCTTTACATTACGAAACATTAGTTCAACCACCCTTTCCATTCTGCCACGCCAATAGCAATGGCACAAATTACGAAAGCCCACATCATAGGTGCAACGCACTCTGCATGATAAGCAGAATAACCGAATAACATGAGAAGCGATTTCATAACAAGACTTCCTTTCTGCCAGGATAAACCAGGCTTTGCAAATTCATTTTTTACAACGCTATTGCGTACCCTATTGGGCTGGTAGTGGGATCTTTCTTCCCCGTGCCCACTAACTTCACGGCATTTTTCATTCAGTAGCTGCATTTTGAGTTTCTTTCGCATTCACTCATGTTTTCAAACCACTGATTCGGAAAACATGAGTCATCAAGCGGAAACACATCGAGAATATCAGGGGCTCCAAATCGTGTGCCCCAACGATTTTCTTGCCAATAACGTTCAAGCAACGCTTGACGCTCTTCTTCTGACATCGGCTTATAGATTGCTACAAACCGATTTCCATCTGTATCTGCCAGATAAATCATAGAAACGAAATTGATATCGTTTTTCATTGTTAAAAGTCCTCTTTTATGTGATTTTCTGACGTGTTTGATTTCACTGTTCACCAGTCTGAATACCTGTGATGATCTCGCCTTCTGCCTTCAATTTGACAAGAACAGCGTCCAGACCACCCAGGGTATTCACTTCCTCTTCCGTGTAGAGGACGTAACGGCCACCAAAATTGGGGTCCTTATCCTCTTCACAGGCAACAAAGATTGCGTATTCTTTCATTGTGTTCTCCTTTTTTGTTTTCATTTTACATATTCTGCAAATTATTTGCATAATTATGCAAAACAGAGCATAAAGAAAACGCCTTGCGATAAATTCACAAGACGTTGTTGCCAGGGTTATGGGGTTTATTAATTGGATTCTGACGGCTCTGCCTGAGAAACAACTAATTCACCACGACAAATCTTTTTGATGAATTGAGAGATATTCGGGCAATCATTTTTTTGAAGAAAATCATCAAAAAATTCGCCCTCTTTAACTGTGAGCGTACAAGTTTTGCGCCAGCAGTATGCTTTATTCTTTTCTTTCATGACTGCTAACAGCTCTTCTTTGCTCATGTTGTCGTACTTGCTTGCCATAGTCGCACCACCTTTTGATGCAATTATAGCAAACTTTTCACTCTTACGCAAGTTCTGACCACTTGAAACAGTTGCTGACATGATTCACCTTGCCTTTCTACCAGAAGGTACAGGAAAAACAGGCTCAAGAGGACGCATATCGCCACGGATTTTTCCAGCACCGCTGCCGTCCATGTATTCTGCGATCTTACCATAGACCTTCTGAGGCCGTCTGTTCATCTCGATTGTTTTCCCATAGATCAAACTAGAGGCATTGTTGTACTCTGCCGTAAAGGAATCATTGCGAGTGCGGAAAGCCTTAGTGTGTTTTGCTGCCTTCTTGCTCTTGCGATTTGCACTAGCAGACCCAGTTCCAGCAAAACGTGCTGCATAGCGTCCAGCCTTCTTGCGCTCTGATTTCACTGCCATATCAAAATGCACAGTCTCAGGATTTACGCCAATAGGTTCACTTCTGATGAAGTCAACGACAGTCTGATTGTAAGTCTTCTCCCACGGAATCAAACCTTTACCGGAACGCCAAACCATGCCGATCTGATTCACTCTAACGACTGCGATAAAGCGCAATCCCTCTGCGGTCTGACCATAGTATGCACCAGACGGCACAGAATGACCGTCAAACTTAATCTGACGGTCTGCGTAGTTCTTGCACAGAAACTTTTGCATAGTATTCCCTTCTTTCGATTGATAGTTACGGCATTTCTGCCGTGTTGGTAGTGGTTACGTCTTCCCTAGTACCACTAATCGCCTAGCATTTATGTAGAGCTCTTGCGTGTTCACGATGGTTGCGTGGTTCACTTACAGGGTCTCTTCTGCGCTGAAGTCGTTGGTGAAGTCTTTGCTCTGAAGGTCTGCCAGTTTAGTCTGAGCAGATTCCAGGCTCTTCTTAACGTCTGCCAGATCCTTTTCCATGCCCTGAACAGCCTTCATCTTCTTTTCCAGGGTTTTTGCGTTGGTGTCCTTCTTGCTCTTGAGAGAATCAAGTTCCTTCTTTGCAGAGGACAGCACTTCCTCTGCATTCTCAACACTCTTAGTAAGGCGCACAACCTTAGAGGACAGCTTGCGGACACTTGCACGGCGGTCACGCTCTGCCATAGAGAGCATAGCAACACCGCTTGCGTTGGCACTAAACCATGCTTCAACCCACTTGACAAACTTGGTCTGAGATTCTGCTTCCGTGTCGTAGCCGTGGCCTGCTGTGGTAGCGGTGAATGCACGCACCTTGCCCACGCTCTGCTCAATGAACTGCTCAACAGTGAAGGTTGCAAAGACATCATTGACTTTGAAGGTATCGCCCATGATAGCGGTGGTAAGGCTCGTCAGATCGTTGAAGTAGAAGGTCTTAATCTTCTGAACAGAGTCTGCGTCTGCGGCATAGCGTGCCAGCAAATCAGCATCCAAGTAGACAGCACGGACGGCCTTGCAATAGGTCTCGTACTGCTCTGCTGTGATACCCTTCAGGCAGTCTCTGCCCAGGGCCTTCTCAGAGGTGTTGACTTCCTTGCCGCCCTTCTTGAAAAGGGCAACGGCTGCACCGGTGGTGCGGTTCTTCTCTGCGGCTGCGGTAGCGTTGAAGTTGATAGCGGACAGAATGGTAGTAGTAGACATAGTATTTTTCTCCTTTATGTGTTATAATGTGTGTATGGACTTCTTGCTATTATGAGCAAGCCAAGTGCTACAGACAAAATTCCAGGTTCTGCCTGTAGCCTATGGTTCGCCCACGATGGGCAAATATGTATACTGTAAAGCATGGTTTACCCTCTGTCTGCCAAAAACAGCCCTTCAACCATGCTTGCTATTATTCAATTGTCACGGAAAACTGTCTATTTTTGCTATTATCTGCGACAAGTCCAAACTTTTGAAGTCCAAACAAAAAACGCCAAACTTTTGAAGTTCAGCGCCGTCTAATTGCATATCTTTGCAAAAATATTCTGTTTTCTCAACCATGCAAGGTTGCATTGTACCGCCTAAAAGTAACAAACTGATAGCTTGCGTTTGAAACGTTGCCAAAACTTGCGTTTTGGATTCTTTCAAAACGGTTATATTGTTTTTATCCTTCCAGCGCATTTTGTCAATCTGGAATCGGTTTTGACCTGTTTTGCAAGGTAAACCACTTGAACAAATACGGAATCCGACCGCCTTGCCCGCCGTGCCATTTGCTCAACCGTTCGATTGATTAAAGGGTTGATTTTGTGTGTACACGTTCAAACCGCCATACTCTCGACCCGTCTGTTAAACGTGGTATCATGCTTGAGCGCCGTTCCGTACTGTTTGCTTTTACACTTCCTTCCGTTCGGGGAACGACCGCTTGCCATTTGGCGATTTGTCGGGGAACTTTCCCGCACCTTCCGACCGTGCGTCCCTTCAAGCCTTCCGGCCTTCCGGTGGCTACATAATACCACATGTAGCTACATAGCTACATGATGAAATGTTGCAAACGCATGGACAAAACACGCAAGAATTATAGATTTTTTAAAAATAGCGATATATCGTTAAAAATTATATTTTGGCAAGTAGTGGGCTTTTTGGCCGGAATAAGGATAAAATATAATATATAATACCTTATATGGGAAAATGAGATGCTTTAGCGTGGTAAAGTGTTAAAGTATTAAAGCAAAGTGCTTGATCTGGACAGAATAAATATTTTAGTATGGTAAAGTGCTAAAGCGTTAAAGTATTTCAAATTTGAACAATCGAACATTTGAAAATGCAACTAATTTGCAAATTCAATTCCCGGCAAAAATCAGCACTATAAACATACTGGAAAAATAGGAATATTCCCGGCCTGGAAAGTGACAAAACAGGCACTTTGTTCAATTAAAGCAAATACCGCTTTTTGCACAAAAGCGGCTTTTCCCCATGGGGATACTTTTCATTTTTGAGGCATTCCAGGCAGCAGGCCGAGATCCCAGTACATCTTTCTTGTTCATAATCACCAATTATGAATTTCATTTTCTCTTATTCTATATACATTCTGCACAACAATTTCCACAAAAATACCAATCTCTTTCAATCACCACAATCTCTCTCCCATCAACTCAATTTATCCATTTTACTTGTTCCTACCCGGGGTACATTTTTCTCTGACTAAAATATCCAAAAAATATATCCCTATACCATCTCCTACATACACCTACAAATCACTCATCTTTCCATCACTTTTCCATCAAAAATACCTAAAAATGGCTTAAAATCGCTATTTTTCAATCGGTAGCTCATTCGGTAACTAGCTAGAATTTAACGTATTTGCGTTATATTTTGGCTAGTTTTTCTTTTTATTTGTACCTTTTTACTCATTATTTTGTTCCTTTTTGATCCAATAAAAGCTGAAAAAGCTAGGATTCATGCGGGTTTTCCCGATGTGTACCCGAAATGTACCGAAAATGACCATTCTTCGGAGTATAAAGTACCTATTTATACCAATCTATACTTCCCTATCGCCATAAATGGACTGATCTGGTATCTGAGCAACACTCTCAGAGACTCCAAAGACCTACAAGGAGCATGATTGTGGCCTCTGGCAGCTTGTACGGAGCACACATATCATCTGGATGTCCTTTATAGAGAACAACACTCCTAGAAACATACCTTATTATAATAGGCTCTAGGAATATTCGTATCCTGTATTAGATAGCTATTGAATTTTTGGCAAACTCATGGTATAATGAGTGTAGATAGCTATACAATACAGGATACGGCAAAGAAATGGTGTTAGGATGGTTGTGGTGGATATTTATAGTAGTCTTCCAGACAGGGCGGGAGATGGATCTCGCGTCTGCGGACGCTCGTAGGTTTACTCAAATTGAATCTATGTCGCTTACGCTCCATAGCTTCAAGTCGAGTAAACCATTAAGAGATGTTTTGTGATAGTTGTACTTGGACTGACGACCATGTATCTTCATACATATATATAATACAGACTCGTCAATCCAACTAAATTGAGTAGGAGGTTATATGGACAAGAAAAAATACGAGATCACATCGGAGATAATAGGTAAATTGAAGGATGGTCAGATTTTTTCTAATTTTTTAGAACTATCCACTTATCTTAATGTGTTTGGCAAAAATGGAAAGCCACTAGATGGAACTAGCAAAAAACACTTCCTTGAAGAGTTAAATCGATTCGTTGAGTTTAAAAAGGAAGGAAAGCGCTTTATCATTGTAAAGATTCGTCCAGACAATGAGGTACTTCCTCCTCTACCGACAAGAAACAAAGGAAAGTTCTCCTTGCGTTTACAGAACCAGATTGCTTACCACCTACTTAGAGAATGTGACGGCAGTAGTTGGATGGAATTCTTTTGGACACCTGCTGCAATATTACGAGCATGTGGAATGGCCAATAAGAATTTTTATCAATATCCAGAAGACCTACATGGCGAGGATACCTTTTGGGCTGAGATAATTGGCACACCATTAGAAAATATTGCTCGTGAGCAAATGGATGAGTTCAGAGAGAATTTAGTAGCGGATGCTGAGACGTTTCAGCAATGTACAAAATCTACGATGGTTGGGTACATTGAGTCTGCGCTTAAATCTATGGCAAAAAATAAGGAGATATTTTTTGAAGACTGCCCTGCCGTGTTTATAAACCATGACCCAGAAGAATACCACATTCCTTCTGAAGACCAAAAGGCAATTTATATGAAGATGTATACGAATGTGCTTCATGAGTTTTACACATCGTCTGGGCGAGTGTGTCAGAGTGAGCAAGACGTATTTTTGACCGGACGACTTCATGAGTTCTATGAAGAGCTAGATAATAGATTCAAGGAAATCTTTACATATGACCTAGCACGACCGATGTATCATATTACGATTGAGCCGAACTCGTTGAAGCGATCTGCGGCACGGACGGAATATAAATTGCAACAGCAAAGTTTTCACGAGATGAATGATGCTATGTGTGAGAATATTCCAACGCTTTCTACCGTCAGAAGAGGTAGAGCGGTGTTGGAAGAAAATCCAGAATATTATAATGATGCTTCTCAACCACCGTTTCGCTTTGTGCATAGACAGTTAAGTGATGAGGTTCTTCAGCTCTTTATAGATGGAATGATTCGTGTTCCTGCGAATTCTGGAATTCCTCGTGCTGGATTTAAATGGTATGGGTCTTATAAGAGATAAGGAGACTTTATGAATAAAATTTATAATATAACACAAGATATGGCTGATAAATTATATGAAGGCCAGGTTTTTAAAAATTTCCGTGCATTGTCTGAATATTTAAATATTTTGGATAGGAACGGATGTGCGGTATGCGGTAGTAGCAAAAGACAGATCATGGCCGAATTAAACAGATATGTTGTACTAGAAAAAGAAAAAGGAAGCTTCTGCTACACTGTAAAAAAGATTCGTCCAAAGACTGAAATTTTATCTCCTAGACCAAAGGGCGGGAATAACAAATACGGTTCAAACATCAAAGAAATCATTCGGTATCAGTTATCTAAAATTTCACCGGAAGTTGAAAATGGTAATATTGATGTATTTTGGACATTGGATAATATAGCAAAAGCTTGCGGAATGATAAATGAAGATTTCGACAAGCCTTACACTAAAGTCTATGGTGATGAAGCAAAAGTCACGGATATTATTAACTTCAAAAGAAAGGTACGCAGTTCACTTAAAGAATACATTTATTATGCATTGGAAGAAATGAAGAAAAACAAAGAGTTCATCTCTTGTAATTACACTCCTGTTTTTATTAGTAAAGAGTTAGGCTGTGATAAGCTTCATATTCCTACAGAAGTAGAGCTACGAGACTATAATAATTTGTTCAGCAAGGTTATCCATAGTTTTAAAAAATCTTCAGGTGAAGAATGTGAGAACGAGCAAGACATTTTCTTGAGTGGGAAATCATCGTATTTTTATAACGAATTACAAAATAAATTTACAGATATATTTCCGTATGATTCAGTTTATTCTATGTATCATATTATAATTGATACAACTTCTATTAAACGTATGCGGAATAATACAAATGAGGAAACCTGTTTAGAGTGTGTCCACCGTTTAAATGACGCCATTTGCGAGAACATTCCGAAACTAGCAAATATAAAGCGCGGAAGAAAAGTACGAGAAGAATACATCGTATACACTCAAAATGGTGCGGAGACGTGTAGTGATTATGTTGAGAAATCTTTAAGTAAAACTGTTATTGAAAAATTAGTGTATGCATTGATTTACATTCCAAATGAACAAAAAATTCCATGTGAAAATTATATTTATAATGAGGTAGCCGCAAATGAATTTTGATAACCACTATTGGATTGATTTAAAGGTAACCTACGAATTCTACCAAGCTGCTGGACGCTTGCCAGAGTTCCACAAGAAACATGTTTGTACGAAATGCAGGTACGAGATTCCGTGTTTTACGACTTGTGATGAGGTGCGATGCAAGTGTCAAGAGTTTAAGCCTAAGACTGTGCGGAAGGCTGACAAGTATTTACATATCAATGATTTCATGAACGATGTGGCTGCATTTGAGGCCGCTAGAAATATTTAAGGAGGGCTAAGAGATGCGAGTGCAAATTGGTAAATACATTATTAAAAACTGCGACGAGCGGAATCTCGTTATCGTTGAGCAGCGGCCAGCTGGCAAGAATCCAAAGACTGGTGAGATGGGCACCGGCGTAAAGGAGGTTACGGTCGGCTATTACCCGAGCCTTGAATGGGCTTTACATAAGATTAAGGATTTGAATATTTCCGAGAGTGATGCTGATACTATGGACGTTTTACTGGCAGAGCTTGAACATATCGATGAGACGATCCGCCTGATTGTTGATGAGGTTAAGTGATGGATAAGTTTGTAAATGCAACACGATTGATTGGTATCCTCGATAGTGCCATCGCTCGCCCTAGTGCCAGAGGTAACGCAAAGTCTATTGATGATATGTGGTGCGATATGGCAATGCAATACACAAAGCGCGTTCTTGAAGAAGAGATGTCTGCTGGCGGTGAGTTCCGTCGAGTGGTTCATGCTCACTGGATTGAGCATTTTGAAGATTTTGGAGAAAGCTTCTTTGTTGAATGCTCGGCTTGTCATTCTAGTAAAAATGTCGATAAATCAAAGTTTTGTCCTGACTGTGGAGCTGTTATGGACGAGGAGGTTAAGTGATGGAGAAAGTTCTTTTACCTCGTGGGTATGGACGTTCATATGATGCTTGCAAATACGCAATTGAGCACGACTGTGATATTGTAGCACCAGATAGATCTGGTGTAATAGCTTTGGAATATATTATCAAAGACATCTGTAAAGATTTCGATTCATTGGAAATAGACAGGATTACTTACCCTGATTATATTTATTCCGTAATCATAAATCACCACAAGTTCAATGGTGTGGTAGAAGCGATTGAAATTCGTCTATACGATATCTGTCAATATTTTGAACACGAAAAGACAGAACGTGGTCGAAGAAAAGATGTCGTATTTGATGATATTGACCGGTGTATGCAAGTCTTGTGTCCATATCGTAAAATCAGCATGGTCACAATGGAAGTTGAGGGATGAATGATGCGAACTTACGAGGATGTTGACGCAGAAATCAAGCAGCTTGTGCGTGATATGAACAGTTCTAGCCTGACACGCAGAGAGTACGAAGCTGCTGATGATATGCTGGATGAGCTCTATCAGGAGCGTGAACGACTTTGGCTCAAGGCTATGGAAGATGGCGAGAGCTGCTATCTGTAAAAGACTAATTTTATATTTTTTCTTTATAGCTATACAATACAGGATACGTTTTAGAAGAATACGGAGGTGACTGCCGAATGGCAAAGCAGCAAACTTGCCAGAAGTTTGTTTTTAAGATCCATACGAAGCGTCTGGTTGAAGCAAAATGGGATTTAACTCTACCATTAGATGAAGCCAGACGAAACCACGAGATTATCTCGCTGGCTGATAGCACTGTTTTACGATGGATTGATGAGTTGAATGGTGTTACGGATGCAGAGGCTAAGGCACGGTGCATTAAGCGTAGAATCAAGATGCTGCGGAATGAGCCGTCTTGCTTAGAGAACCGCCGGGAGATTCGGAGATTGTACACTGAGCTGGACGCAGTTCAATTCAAGCCGGATTATATGTGTCTGGTGGTTGACAAGAAGAATGATTACCGCCGGGCGTGTTCTTCCAAGGGGTTCAAAATCAATGGAATTACGTATCGCCGTCTGGTTGGAACAACTGGTGGTGTTAAGAACAGCACGATTGTATTTGTGAGCGACCGCATTGTTGACGAGATCCGCAAGCGAATTGATAATGGCCGTAACAAAGGAATGGAGTTTATTCCGGCAAAGTTGGAAGCATATCGGGCACTCGCCTGTTCCGCTTCCATTCCAGTTACTGACCCTGACGGCGTACTTGTTGTAGATGATTGTTTTACGCATTTTAAAGATCATGTAATCGTTCTGGATGACGGAGTATCTGGTGAACCTACAATGGTAGAGAATCCTGAGCAGGACTGTGAACTTTGCGCAAGCGATGGGTTTGGACTCATCAGTTACGATCTTGCGCAGCAGTGGAGTGAGGACCTGAAGCTTCCATCCACCGCTTCTGGATTCTGTGTGCGGAATGCGTTCTGCAAAGGCATGTTGTTCCCCTTCCCTTTCCGTGAGTTTGCCAAGAAGGTAGCAAAACAGAATATGGTACGCGATATTTGGGGAGACTATAAAGATGTTAATCGCGTACAGGTGATTCTCACTGGGTCGATGCTCAAGTTGTGGGACAGTTACCATAGTTGTGAGGACTACTTCGATAATTGTCAGGAAAATCACTACCATTTCTCTGTGACAAAGACTTGTGAGTTAGAGCTTGATGAAGAGCGTAACCTTAATTATCAGTTCATCCAAAGTTATCAACTTACGAATGACGAGATTCATGAGCTCGTGAAGCCGACTTTGGACGAAATTAAGGGCGTCATGGGCGGTGATTGGCGTGATGCGTTGCTGTATTTGCGTGGTAGCGGGATGCGTGATGACCCGAATTACATAAACAGCTTAGAGAATGATTATATCAAGGCCTTAATGATTGAGCCAGAAATGATCAACGACCCATACGTTCAGAATCGCATTCGATTCTTTATTAAAAAACGAATTTCTCAGGCGAAAACAGGTGTAGTAAAGGTTAGAGGTAACTTTCAAGTTCTTAGTGGGGACCCGTATGCGCTTTGCCAATCTATGTTTAGAATGCCTGTCACTGGTCTTTTAAAATCTGGTGAGGCTTATAGTCGATTCTGGAACGACCGTGATGTGAAGCGAGTAGCCTGTTTTAGAGCGCCAATGAGCCAGATGGCAAATATTCGATGCATGGACATAAACTCAAGTGATGAGTGCAAAAATTGGTATCGCTATATGAAGACCGTATTTATTCTGAACGTGTGGGATAATACGGACGCTGCACTTAATGGGGCCGATAACGACGGAGACCTCTGTTTTAGTACAAACAATCATATCCTGATTGATAAATGGGTGGATGAGCCTACAGTTCTCTGTGTGCAAAAGAAGGGTGAGAAGAAAATCCCCACTGAAGAGGACTTTATTAGCTCTAATATCAATGGATTCGGTGACGATATTGGAAAAATCACAAATCGTATCACCACAATGTTTGATGTGCGAAGTAAATTTGAGCCAGGAAGCCGCGAGTACGAAGAATTAACATATCGCATTAAATGCGGCCAGCTATATCAGCAGGCGTCGATTGATCGCATAAAGGGTATTTCCACTACTCCGATGCCTCAATACTGGTATGACAATAAGGCTTGTGTTGTTAAAGAGGATGATAACCCAGATGTTGTTGAGGACAAGAAGTTCTGGGCACGTATTTGTGCTTGGCGCAAACCTTATTTTATGAGCTACATTTACCCCTCTCAGATGAAGGACTATAAAAAGTATGTGGCTGCAGCTCGTAAGAGAATTAAATGGGAAGGTTTTGATGGCCTTGACGAGATGATGAAAAAGGAAGTCAAGAATGATGTTGATGAAATCGTTATTCAGTATTATCTTTATCGTATGCCCGTCGGAGTTAATTCTTGTACTATGAACCGTTTATGTTGGATTATTGAAGATGAGCTTGAAGATTTTGAAGATGACTTGAAAAAGAAGCGTAAATTTGATTACGATTCTCTCAAGTCTGGTGATGAGTATAAAAATTCTCAGTATTACGGTATTCGCCCTATCTTTAAAGAATATCTTCGATATGCACGAACAAACTCTGTTATCGACAATTCAAATACCAAGAACAAGGAAACCGGCGCAGATCGAATTGAGAAGTTGAATTTTTACAACGAAAATATGTTGCGTACTATGCATCAAAAATGTTCTGACGATAATATCCTTTGTGACATTTTGTTGGACCTCTGTAAGAAAAACGCCTCAAGTGTCTCGATTGTATGGGCTCTATTTCCTGATATTATCATTAAACGTCTCTTTGATAAGGCTGACAACAAGGCCCATGTTCTTGTGAATGATAATAGTGGTGATGTTGAATATTGTAGTGAGCGTTATAAAGATGTGTTGGTTGATATGAACAAAATCGAAGAGGAGGATGCGAATGGTAGTATTGAATGAACGTGAATATGCAGAGGAACTGCTTCAAAAAGATGTGACTTGTAGAACCGCCGGGCACGCTTTACATTATATTGCAAAGCTTTATTTTTCTCAGGGGTACTCTAAGGAAGAAGTCAAGAAGAAGCTTGATGATTTTCTTGTGGCGCATATGTTTGGCTACAATAGAGTTTTAGATGAGAACTTTATTATGCAAGCGATTGCGTCCGCTAAAGGGAAACCGTTGGTTGAACTTGACGGAGTAAGTATTACAAAGTCCGAAACTCAGAAGATTCTTGCCTTGGATGGAAAACTAATGCAACGACTTATGTTTACAATGCTTTGTTTAGCAAAATTTCATATGGCCGTAAATAATAAGTGTAATTATTGGATCACGGAAGATACACGAGATATTTTCCGTATGGCTGGTGTTTCTGTAAATGTAGATAAGCAGAATGAAATGATTCGAGAACTGCGCAATCTTGGTCTTATTGGTTTTGCCAGCTTAAAGAAGATTGACAATTTGAACATTCATGTGTTAATCGCAGACGAAGAACCGCCTATCGCAGTTACAGTATCAAATTTCGAGACTGCTGGAATTCAGTGGAATCAGTTTTGTGGAAAACCATATATCAGGTGTGAATGTTGTGGCCGTACCGTTGCTCGGACTGGGCGCAGACAAAAATATTGTCGTAAGTGCGCAAAAAGCATCAATATTGAGAAAACATCTCAAAACAGAAAAATGTTTGATTTATAAATTATGTATTTTTGCATTATTTTAACATAGATACGTTGTATTTTTACATATTTATATAAAATCATTACGGGATAGTTATGGTAGGGAGAGAGCGAGGACGCTTGTTTTCTTCCTACCTATTTTATTTTGAAAGGGTGTTTTTACCTAATGATTGAGATTACCAAAGCAGAAGCAAAGGAAATTCGTAAGGTTTATCCGAAGGTTTTCATTGCAAAAACTCGGCACAAGCGATTTATTGAGGAATCTGTTCGTTATCTGGAACTGATTCCGTTTAATATTGAAGCTCGTGAAATTGTCGATCGTGCCAAACGCGGCATTCGAGACTAATTTATGAAAGAACGAGGTACAGACTTTGGATTTTGAAATTCAGCTGCCCGAGGAGATTACAAACCTGATGAATGGTGGTGATCTCCCCTCTCCTGAGATGATGAACTTCTACGTTGACGAGAAGGATCGCATCTTTTTTATTGATTTTGAGATTGACCAGTCTCTGATTGAAATTGAGCGCAAGATTCTACAGTACAACCGTATTGATAAGGATACTCCTGTTGAGCAGCGTAAGCCTATTAAGCTGTTTATTTACAGCTATGGTGGCGAGCTGGATGCAATGTTTAGCTTTATTGATGTTGTTGCGCTGAGTAAGACTCCTGTTTGGACGATTAACGCAGGTATTGCGATGAGTGCTGCTCTTGTGATGCTGTTGTCTGGTCAGAAGCGCTTTGCTCTGCCTCACTCTACCGCGCTGATTCACAGTGGCTCTGGCGGTGCTCAGGGCACTTTTGAGCAGTCTAAGATGGCTATGGGCTACTACGAGAAGCAGGTTGTGAAAATGCGTGAGTATATTATGGCTCACTCTACTATCGACAAGAAGACCATGACCAAGAATAAGGCAAAAGATTGGTATCTTGATGCTAATGAGCAGGTCAACTTTGGTATCGTAGATAAGATTTGCGATAATGTGGATGAGTTCAATTAAGGGAGAGTTGTAATATATGGCTTCTGATAAGACTGAAATGCGTAAGAAGAAGGATATTCCGCAGAGTCTGGATGTTTACTCCAGTTTTTATGGAATGGAACTTGATGAGAAGCAGAAGGCGTATCGTGACAGTATTTGGGACCCAAATATTGATGTTGTTTTCTGCAATGCCCGTGCTGGCACTGGCAAAACCACTATCGCTGTAGGCGTAGCGAATTTGCTTGTGCAATACGGTCTGTATGATGGTATTGTCTATATCGTATCTCCCACTCAGGAGGAAAAACAGGGCTATCTTCCGGGAACCCAGGAGCAAAAAAGCGCTCCGTATATGGAACCTCTATATGAAGCTTTAAAAACCATTGGTGTAAATCCTGATAGGGTTATTCAAAGTGAGGATAATCCCGAAAGTGAGAAGTATGGTGCGTATATTCAGGCCGCAACTCATACTTATATGCGAGGAATAAACTTCGATAATAAGGTAATTTTGACCGATGAAACGCAGAATATGTACAATTCCGACCTGAAGAAGGTTCTTACGAGAGCAAAATCGAACTGTAAGGTGATCTGTATCGGTCATGCTGGGCAGTGTGATCTGTACAAGCATCCTGAAAACTCAGGTTTTGAAGTTTATCTTGAGCATTTTCGTGGACATGATAGGACTGCAATTTGCGAACTGACAACGAACCATCGTGGATGGATTAGCCAGTGGGCAGATATGTTGGAATTTTGAAATAAAATATAAGGGAGAATAAAATTATGGTTGCTAAGAAGAGTGTTGTTTTTAAGAACGCTATTATTGATACTGCCGAGGGCACTATCACCGAGATTACCAAGGATGGCGAGAATGTCTTCAATCTGAAGGAAGCTCTGGCAAAGTGGGATGGTATTGAGGGAGTCACCATCAATATTTCTACTTCTGATGAGCTGCTGGGCGACCAGGCTTGATGCCAATGGGTTGCTATAATAAACGGCCAGAAGAAACGAGCGATGACTTCTTTGTAAGAATCGGGAATGCTGTTCTGGCTAGAGAGTTGACTTGGGATGGTGCATCCAAGGTGCTCAATGATGAGTTGGGCAAGAATTTTGGTGAGTGTGCATATCGCAAGCGTTTTAAGGCATTCCGTGCGGGTATGCAGTATCAGGAGTCATTATCTAATAGAGATGTAGGAACCTGCATTCTGTCTATTTCCGATCTACATATTCCATTCCAGAAGCCTATTGAGACTTTTAGTGAGTACGCTGGCAAGATTGATATCCTTCAGGTAAACGGAGATTGCGTAGATGCCGCTGCCCTGTCGCGTTTTTCGCGTGTGTATCGGCAAAGTCCAATGGATGAAATTCTGTTGGCAAGACAGTATTTGATTGACCTGATTGAAATGTTACGACCTAAAAAGGTTGTGGTCAATTATGGCAATCATGATATTCGTTTCCAGAATTATCTTGCCAAGAACATTGACGAGGATCTTCTCGCCTTAATGCCGAAGACTGCACTTGAACTTATTCTTATTGATGGATTTAACCATTATAACAAGGAGCTTCATACAAAGGTTCATTATGATCCTTTGATTGAAGTGTTTAGCGCAGAAGGAATTGAAATCATTTACAATGACAGTTGGTACAGCCAGATAGGAAGCACTGTTCTGTGTCATCCTATGGCATTCTCATCTGGAATTTTGAAAACAAGCGAAAAAGCGCTACGCTATTTTCAGGATATTGGACTTGATTTTGATTCGCTGATTATGAGTCATGTACATCGTGTCGGCTCTTATTCTGTTGGAAAGTACAATCTATACGAGCAGGGCTGTTGTTGTGATACTTCAAAAATGGAGTATGCAGACGGAAAACTTACCACTCCGCAGCGAGAGGGTTTCATTGTTGTCTATCAGGACAAGGATGGAAAGTTGATTGAGAGTAAAACGCATATTGTGCGTTTGAATTAAAAGTGGTGAAGCCCTACCAATTTAAGTGGGTAATTAAAAAAGAAGTACGACCGCAAGGTCTGCTTGGGACATCATCTGTTGTCTCCTTTTCTATGCCCGTAGGCGGACGTCTACGGGTTATTTTATGCCGCCTTAATTTAATGGTAAAATGGGAAATTTGTAATTTTCACATACGGGTCCGATTCCTGTAGGTGGCATGGCGAAAGCGGTCATTGGTTGCAACCGTGCATAAGCTGTAAAGTCAGACGCAGAGTAGCTTCGAGGAGCAAAATGCCAAGCCAATCGCATTGCGCCGTGTCAGTGCGCGATTTAAAAAAATCAGGTGTTCCGCCACCGTAAGTGCGGACCATTAAAGTTTAAAACAAGCGTTTTATCGACACGAGAACAATTCAACTAGCTCGGATGATTTGATGGACGCTTGTTTTATTATGGGTCAGTATATCCAGTGGCGAAGATAGCGGACTGTAACTCCGTGACATTAGAAACATCGTTGGTTCGACTCCAACCTGGCTCACCAAAGATTGTACGGCTATTCCCTACACCTTTATATAAAGGTAGCTGTGCAGGAAAGTAGGGTTATTGTGCGGTTTTACTCAAGTGGTTGAAGAGAACGGTCCTGAAAACCGTTAGGTCGGTAAACCCGATGCCAGAGTTCGAATCTCTGAGATCGCGCCAGTCCTTCTCCCGGAGGGCTTATAATTAAAACCGGTTCCCTACCACCGGCTAAAAGGTAGGTTTTATGCGCCTATAGTTTAATTGCTTAAAACAGCAGACTCTAAATCTGCCTCTTGGGAGTTGAAGTCTCTCTGGGCGTGCCAAAAATGGCTTCCAATTCGCGGTTGGAGGCAAGTCCGAAGTCGATCTATGATTAACCTGTGATGCGCACACGATTAAGAAATAGATGACATTTAGGCATTATATAACGCGGGATACAGCAGTCTGGTAGCTAATCGTCCTCATAAGTCGAAAGTCGTTGGTTCAAATCAAACTCCCGCACCCAACATCTCCCCTTTCGCAAGCCTATCGCCAGTTTTCTACTCCCTCTGGCGGTAGGTTCTTTTATGAACAGTCCTGCCTGTGTATTTCAGGTGGCACGGTCGGCGTAAAGCTGGCCGTAAATACAAAATTTAGCCGATTCGTCGGCAGGACATAAGTCCACATAGATGATAAAGACCTCGGCTCACTACGGTGTAAAATGCTGAGGTCGAATTTTGAACAGAACCTATTAAGCCTCTCGACGATGCGTATCATGATAGGTCTTTTATAGAAGGAAACACTCTCGGCCTCTGTTTTACAAGCACATTAGAGGGTGTATTTGTTGCCGTAGGATGTGCGCACGTTCTACGGCTTTTATTTTTGAACGGAAAGAGGTGACTAAATGCCGCGTAAGAAAAAAGTCATAGACCAAGATATTATTCTTGAGGGGACAGAAAACAAGAAGACTTTTAAATGTTTACGTTGTGGAAAAGAATATGACGTGGCAGTTGGTCACTTTTATAAAATTACATATTCAAGTTTATGGAAAGCAAATGATTGTTACGCGCCTATTTGTAAGGATTGTGTGAACGAGATGTTTGATGAATATTCTCGTAAATTTGGAAGTGATCGTACTGCCTGTATGATCATGTCTCATGTTTTAGACGTACCATTTTACAATTCACTTTTTGATTCAATTAGTCAAAATAATGGCCGTGTAACGATGGGCTTGCTACTTCGGATTATCGGAAACGCTCGTAACTATCAATTTCAAACTTTCTCTAACACTCTTGTGAACGGTGAACTCAATAAAAACGCTCTCGATTTACAGGAAGAGAAGGAACAGAAGTGGTCGAAAGCAGAGATTCAAGCAAAGGATGACTGTATTTCTGTTATTGGATACGACCCATTTGATGGTTACAACGAGGGTGACCGTCGCTATTTGTTTAGTGAACTCATCAAGTATTTTGAGGATGGTATTGAGGACGACCCATTCAAGCTATCTCAGATTGTTCAGGTCGTGAACAATAATAATCAGATTCGACAAATCGACTTGCAGATTGCCCGCTTAAACCCGATGAACTCGGCTGAGGCAATCAAAAGTCTGAATGACATTAAGGTTAAGCTAGTTTCTAATAACGACAAGATTGCAAAGGAAAATGAGATTTCTGTCAAGAACCGTTCCAACAAGGATGCAGGACGTAATACGCTTACATTCTTAATGAAGGATATGCGTGAAAAGGATATTGCTGGCGCAGAAGCAAACTTCTACGATCAGTTACGGTCTCCTGGCACTCAATGGGCGGCAGATATGAGCTCTAAGGCAATCAAGGAAAACGCTTTCTTTGACGAAAATGACCAGCAGGAAATTTTCGATATACAAAGAGAACTGATTGATAAGTTTCAGAAAGAAAGTGATGATGCGAAAGAAAAATACAGGCTGTCTTTGATTGAGAATCAGCGGCTCAAGGAGCTGTTGGAAGATGCCGGTGTTGACGCAAGTGTAAAAGATACGGATGGTGATGCCGTATGAGGATGAAACAAAGAGCGCCTATTATTACAGCCGCAAAACGTAAGATTTATGAGTGTGATGCGGCAACGATTGCATTCTATCGGCGCAATCCTGTTATTGCGGCCAGAGATTTATTGGGTATCCAATTATTTGACGCTCAGGCATATATGCTGGAACAAAGCTGGAATGCAAGTCATGTTCTTTAGGCGTGTAGTCGAAACTTTGGCAAGTCTTTTGTAGGTTCTGTTTTCATTATCCTAAAGGCAATATTATATGAGAACCAATCTATTTACATTGTAAGTAATGTGGGTGACCAGGCAAAAGAGACATTTAATAAGATTGAGGAAATTGTTACTCGTGTTGGTAAGACGGCTGCGTCTATCCGTAGTCTGCAAGATATTGCAGAGAAAGAAACGAAAAAGTCTGCAACCAACAAAAGTGGTTTTAGTCATAATCCAGCCGGGTATGTTGTTGAGTTTTATAACGGTAGTTCTATTAACACTTTGAACTCCAACCCAGATGGTGTGCGTGGCAAGCGAGCTAGTCTTATTTTCTTTGATGAGGCGGCATTCTGCTCCGACGAACTGATTGTTGTCTGTGAAGCTTTTGCAACACAGAATACGGATTTCGTCACTGACACTGACAGTGACTATAATCCTGAAATGCAGCCTCGTCAGGTTCCTACTCAGCTAGTTTATGCTTCAAGTCAGGACACGATGGACAAGCTTTTTTATAAATACTACAAACAATTTGCAAAGCGCATGATTGCAGGAGATCGAGATTATTTTGTTTGTGATATGATTTGTGACGTTGCAATCAAAGTTTATATGAAGGGTAAGCCATACAAAGCACTATTGACACAAGACAAGGTAGATGCAGCTCTAAAGTCAAATAAAATGAAGGCGTTGCGTGAATATTATAATCGACCAAGCCGTGATGGTGGCGTAAACCAGATCATCAAATGGGGTACGGTTCGTCGCAATGAGCGAAAGTATATCCCACAGCTTTATTGGGATAAGAACTATCAGTATATTCTTGCGTTTGATCCTGCCCGCACAATGGATAACTCTATTGTTGGCGTTATGCGTATTTATAACGATCCAGAAAACGGCATGTGTGGCGACATTATAAATTGCGTGAACATGGTTGATCTTGCAAACGAGAAAAAATTCAAGCTCGATTCTAATCGTCAGCTTGAGCAGTTGCATGAGTTGATTCTACATTACAATGGTCAAAATCCTGATTACGAGTACATTGATAGATTGATGATTGACCAAGGCGCTGGCGGCGGTGGTACTTCCACATATGCGGACGGTTTACTTAACAATTGGACTGATAAAACAGGCGCAGAACATCGTGGTTTTATCGACGCAAATCATGAATTATATGAAGGATATGATGCCCGTTACCCAGATGCTGTTGATAAGCTACGTCTAATTAGTCCTCGTAAATTCCGTACTGCAATGGTTGAGGAATTTATTGAGCTGATGAATCTTGGTGTCATTCATTTCCCTCTTGAATACAACGGCGGAGATTATGTTCAGGTAGTAGACGGTGTGGATAAATCAACTGGTCAAGAAATTTTGAAGACGCATGAACTTTCCTTAGAGGAACAGACTGCGTGGGTTAACATCGACTTGATGAAGAACGAGATTACAAGTATTCAGAAAACGACAAACTCTGAAAATACGACCGTAACATATGCTTTGGCACCCGACGTTGCCAACAAAATCCACGATGATAGGTTCTATGTTGCAATTTTGCTTGCTCATCGTCTATACGAATTACGTCGTAAGGATAAAGTGCGCCAGTCTGCGGTGGAGACAATGACTGCTCCGCCGATTTGTATTTCTAACATTGACTTCTAAGCAGAGGAGGTGAAAATGTGGCAAGAAAGAAAAAGGAAGATTTTGATGTCGTGACTGCTTCACAGACAGATGACGGTACTGTAGTTATTACCTCTTTGAATGAACTTTCAGAAGAGAGGATGAATAACGTCATCCGAAATGCAGTTGCGTCTTATGACCCTGAAAATAAGCAGTATAGTACATATCTGAAAATTTCAGCCTCCTCTGAGACACTGACCGTTGACCGAATTGATGAGCTTGCACAAGGGCTACAGTCAAGTCTGACGAATGTGCAGACGGTCAATGGAATCATCCGTAATTACATCAACAAGGATGACCTGATTGGCATTACTTATGATGCGATTGAGGCGAATGTTAATACGGAGTTTAAATGCAGTTTCGCACAGTTCCCTGAACAGCGTAATAAGACAAAACAGGTAAATTACGCCCGTGAAGTGATTGATGATTTCAACGCACAAATCAACGTGCGAAGTCTGTTGCGTGCTGCCATTCCGATGACTTACGCCGAGGGCACTTATATTACATACCTTCGTCAAAAGGATGAGAACTACATTGTAGATTATTACCCTCTTGGTATTGCTGAGATAAGTGATTACCTATCGAATGGTCAGCCTGTTGTGCTTATAAACATGTCTAAGCTGAAATCCGCTTTGAGCAAATCTATGCTGAAGGATAAGAAGAATAAAGCACTATTCTTTGAAAATCAGGAGACCGAGATTCAGAACAACTATCCAGATGAGGTATATCAGGCATTTAAGAATGGTGATACATACGCAAAATTGGATGTTGACCATTGTGGTGTGATTCGTATTGGCAACATGGGGCAGAAATATGGCGTCTCTCCCCTGTTCCGCGCATTACGTCCGGCATTGATGCTTGAAACTTTTGATACTTCAGACCGTGTAAATGCTAAGGCAAAGGCAAAGAAAATCATCTGGCAACAGCTTGACCCTGAGTTGATGGGACCAAACAAAGATAAAAAGGGCTTCTCTGAACAAGTGACAGCGCACGATAACCTGCTGCGTGCATGGAAGCAAAATACCGTGCTTGTGACGACCGCTCCTTATGTAAAGGATATCAAGTATGTTGAGCCAAAAGTTGAGATGACAAATATCGAGACTGTCAAACAGTATCGCAATCGAGAAATGGCTGCTTTGGGTATTAGTTTCTTGAATACTGATGGTCAGCAGACTGTTTCAACTGCAAAGGTGTCTCTTGACCAGCTGATGAAAAATATCGGTAAGATTGCAGAACAGATTGAAGATGTATTAAAACGATGGTATCGTATTCGCCTTGAAGATGCAGGTGTAGACCCGATGTACTGCCCTGATGTGAAGGTCTCTACTACTGAAATGATGGGTATGGAGATGAAGAAGGCGATTGCTCAGTTCCTGTTCACCACTTTGAACTGTTCTTACAAGACTGCTTACGAGTATATGGGACTTCATGCTGAGGACGAATTACGCAAGCGTCAGGCTGAGACTGAGGAAGGTTATGACGATGTATTTGTGGCTCGCCAGACATCTTATACATCGACAGGTAATTCCGGCGGTGGTGGTGACAGTGATAAAAAGACAGGTCGTCCAAAGGGCGAGGAAACTGAAAAACAAATTTACGACCAGCAGAGAAATGAAGATAGTAAGTGAGGTGATGAACGATGAGTAAGGAGTATTTCTATAGTAGAAATATCTGTTGCTCTGAGATTACGGAGCATCCAGACCACTATCTTGCCAAGTTTGTCATCTGTGATTTCTCAGTAAATGGGAATCAGGTTGCTTTAAACCGTGACACCATTGAAAGTTGGATGAGTACATTGGTTGGCAACCCGCTTGTTGGTAAGTTGGTCGTAGCTCCAAAGGGTGAACTGGATTTTTCCGGTCACAATATGAAAGTCGTCACCAGAAAAGACGATGATGGCAATGAATACAAGACTGCCGAATTTGACACTGATGCGTTCGGTAGTTTTCAGTCGGTCGGTATCGAGAGAATTGACGATACCGACTTTATTGTTGCCTCTTGTAAGATCTGGAAGCGATATCCAAAGGCTTGTGCGACGATTCTGCGCCGTATTGAGAGCGGCACATTAAATACCAGTTGGGAAATTGATGTGCTGAAAGCTCATAAGGGAATCGTGGGTGGCCGCATGGCAAAAATCATTGACGATGGTGTGTTTACTGCACATTGCTTGCTTGGTGCAAATGTTGAACCAGCATATAAGTGCTCTAAATTGCTTGAAGTCGCTGAAACCGATTTTGGTCTTGAATTGGCAAATGCCTATATCGAGGATACAAAAGAGATTTCAAATATAGAATCTAATGAAAAGGAGGCAAAAAATTTGGAACTGAATAAGGATAAGGAGACTCAGACCGCACAGGTTGAGAATCAAACCGAGACTGAGCAGGCAGAGCAGACGGCTACTGAGTCTACCACTGAGCCCACCACTCCGGCAGAGCCTGATGTTCAGACTTCCGAGGAAGGTGGTGAAACCCCTCCCCCGACTGAGCCTGAAACCGGTACTGAGCCTGCTGGTGAGCCAGAGCCGGAGTCTACCACTGAGACTTCCAGTTTGACCGGTCATGACCTGTACGAGAAGCTGAATGAGGCTGTTGTGAAGTTTAATTCAGATATGTATCTAGCCGAAGTGTTCCCCGAAGATCACACTATCTGGTGTAAGAAATTTGGTCGTTGTATGAACGATTTGGATTACATCATGTTCTCTTACACCGTTGAGGGCAACGAGGTTTCTCTTGGCGAGCCGCAGCGTATCACTCTGACTGTTTCTATTTCTGATGTTAACACCAAGATTGCGGAGCTGAATAACACTATTGCAAGTCTGAATACTGAGCTGCAGAGCGCAAAGGAAGAGGTTGCTTCTCTGACTCCATATAAGGATCAGGCAGAGAAGGCAGAGGCAGAAAAAGCGGCTGCAGAGCTTGCACAGAAGAAGGAGGATCTGCGTCAGTACGCACTCTCCAGCAAGATGATTACTGAAGCTGAAGTTTCCGATGGTGGCAATTACGCAAGTCTGATTGAGAATCTGGACGAGACCGGCATCAAGAATGTGATTGCCGAGCGTTGCGTTGAAGCTGCCAAGAAGGCGCCTGCTGAAAAGAAGATTGAGACCTCTGAGGTACATAAGTCTGAGAGCATCAAGCTGAATTTGAATGAAACCAAGTATAACACCACTAACGCTAACAAGCGTGATGCATGGCGGGAATATTTGGGTAAGTAATAACATTTAAGAGAAAGGAAAAATATTATGATTCGTGAACTGATGGTAAACGGCGCGAAGAATATTCCCGCTAACTATGCCGCAAAGGTCGATATGGTCACCGGCATGGGTGTCCAGGTTGACCACAAGGCTGGTCAGGTTAAGTTCCCTGACGCAGCTACCGCTGAGGGTATCGAGATGGTTGCCCATGAGTTTATCCCGGAGGGCATCTATGCAAGCCAGACTAATTTTGATGACTATGATAAGATGGCAACCGAGATTAAGGCAGGTGTGCTGGTGAAGCGTGTTCCTCTGTATGCTGGCGAGCTGTACGGCACCGACCAGTACAAGGATGGCGATGCACAGGATACCAATATCGGCAAGCTGCTGGAGGTCAATATTGACGGTAAGTGGCAGGTTGCTACTACTGGTACTTCTCGTTTTGAGTTTGCTGGTGTGATGGACGACAACGGCCACAAGCTGATTATGATCAGTGTGCTGCCCGAGGCAAAGACTGTTGCTTGATTGAGAGAAAAATCTTGAATATGATACGTGAAATTTAAGGCTATCGTCTTTGGACGGTAGCTCTTTTATTTTGCGCGAAGAGAAAGGAAATGAATTATGGCACTGAATATTGAAGTGGCCGAGCTGATGAAGCAGCCTGGTCGTGTTTATGAAGTTGCTGAGAAGACTCAGTACAATCGCGCTATGGATGCCGAGGACAAGGAAATTGCAGAGGTTGTTGGCGCTCATGTTGAGGAGCTGATTGACAAGGGCGATCCCAATAAGGAGATTGCTCAGTTTGTTAACCGCACCGTGACTGATGAGCTGTATGGTGCACCTGACGAACTTCTGGACTCCATGTTTGAGCGTGGTAATGTTGGTGAGTTTGATGACTACGAGGCAGGTCGTACTGTTAAGAATACTCTGAAGGCTTATGATGCAACTAAGGGTGGCAATGTGCCGAAGTCTTACCTGCACTACGAGACCATTAAACCCGTCTGGCGTAATAAGCAGATTGAGGCTGATCTTAGCTTTGTGGAAGTAAGACGTAATGCTTGGAAGAGTGTGGCAACTCTGACCACCTTTATGACTGAGGCTCTGAAGAACCAGATGTTCTATGACATTTTCAGCATGGTTGATGACGCTATCACTGGTGGTGAGCAGAAGATCGATGCACAGGGCAAGGAGCCCACTATGCAGGACATGGACGCTCTGGCTCTGTATCTGAATGAGTACGCCGATGGTGGTAATCCCTTCACTGTCAGCCTGATGAAGTATTGTGCCAAGATGCGTCGTATGACCGGTTACGCTGAGTATCTGTCTGACGCAGCTAAGGACGAGTTCAACCGTTATGGTCTGGTTAAGACTTATGATGGTGTTGCTATCACTGGTATTAGCTCTGCTAAGAAGCTGGGTGATGGTTCCCTGCTGATCCCGGATAAGCGTATCTATGGCATCGCAGGCAAGATCGGTCGCCTTGACATGAAGGGTGAGACTCATACTTACGAGGATCACGACAACAACAACGAAAAGATCCATCTGATGGTCAAGGACTTTACCTTCGGCTATAGCATTGATCATATCGAGCGCGTTGCTAAGATTGTTCTGCAGTAATTTTTACCAAAGGCAAATTTGAGCGGGGACTTTGCGGTCTCCGCTTTTATAGAAAAGGAGACAAATTATGAGTTCCGTGATGGAAAAGAAGTTTATTGACGTTCTGAACTGCGACGATAACGTGGTTACCATTTCGTCACTGAACGGTAAGGGTTATACTTTCGAGCCCGGTAGTGTGGAAGATCCTTGTGTGATTCCTATTCCGCCGGAGGAGATTATGTATATGAATAGCACTTGTTCTGCGTTCAAGAATGGTGTTCTGCGTTTTCGCCCTGAAGAGCAGAATGAAATCTTTAAGGCTATTGGCATTAAGGGCGACGATGTTCTATTCATTGAAGATATCGACAATGCGATTCTGAATCCCACTGTCGAGAATCTTCAGCGCATGATTGACATTAAGGATGGTGCTCAGTTTGAGCGTATTCGTGGTCGCTTTTATCGTATGACCAATGCCGGTGAAGATCTGTCTACCAAGGTCAAGCGCCTGATTGACGAGCGTTATAAGGAGCTCCGTGCTGGAAAGCGTAACAGTGAGCTGTCTGTCGTACCTGCGACCAAGTCTGCTGATAATGTTCAGGCTGAACTTGAAACTGCAAAGAACCAGATGGCTGAAATGCAGAAGCAGATGCAGGCTATGATGGCACAGATGCAGGCTATGATGGCAGGCGCACAGACTGTTGCACCGGATAATTCTGTAGAAAAGACTACTGTCAAGCGTGGCCGTAAGAAGGCAGAGGCAGAAAAGGCGGAGGTTGTTCCCGCCGAGTAAGATTGGAGGGATAATGTGACCGCATTTTCGGAAATATACGACAAGTTCTACGAACTGGTCGAAACTGATAGTAATTTCTTTCAGTATTTTGACCTGAGCGAGAATGAAGTGCGAGATCTTGTACATGACCGTGCAAAAAGTTATTTGATGGAGTCACTTTCTGTGATTACCAGAAACATTGAACCGGAAGAGGATTTTAGTTTCGATGATTACGATTCAGAACTAGAAGAGTTTAATTCAGATCTCACATTCGATGAGATTGATATGTTAGCGCATTTGATGTTGGAGCAACATTTTAAGCGTGAATTTGGGAAGTTGAAAGCATTTAGCGCACAGGATCTTCCTACGAGTTTACAAGTATTCTCCCCTGCTAATGAGCGCACGAGTATTCGTGCTCTTGTGAAAGACATTCACGAGGAGAATATGACGATGTTAGACAACTATATGGCAAAAGACCGCTCGACCCGTAAGCGTAAGACCATCGACTATGATACATACGCTTCCTACTCTGAGTAAGGAGGTGTACCGATGGACTTTTATACAAGGGCACGAGCTGTTGGTGGTGCCGCAAAAATGTCTAACAAAAAGGATGTCAAAATTGCTTTTGCAAAGCGAGATTTTGCTGCACATTTTAAAGATAGCGTTGATTACGAGGATAATGCTCTTGTGAATGGTTTACCTCAGAAGCTGGTTGTTAGTCGCAGTAATAGTATTGCTAAGGAAAAGAAAATCTGGGCTTATCCTGGTGATTCTTTGAATCTTGGCGACATTGTTGACTGCTACAATTGTAAATAGCTGGTAACTGAGATTGAACCAAACGATGAAATTTTTCTTCGTGGAAAAATGGAGCTGTGTAACCGTCAAATCCAATGGCAAAATCCGATTACTGGTGAGATAGTCTCTCGTTGGGCAACACTGAGTAAGCCTTATTACGCAAATAATAAGGAGATTATCATGACTTCATTGAGTCAACGTGAATATAAAGTACAGATGCCTTTTGATGACGAGACCGCACTGATTGACCTTGATAAGCGCTTTATGTTGGAAATTATCAATGGCGAGCCGAAAACGTATGTTACGACTTCTGTTGACCAGAGTACAGAGCGTTACGAACTGCATGGTAAGACACAGGGGTTCCTTGTGTTGAACATCCGGCAGGATCAGTATAACAGTAAGACGGATAATGCTGAGAAGATGATTTGTGATTATTTTGAGCCAAACAAAATCGACGAATCAGAGATAGATTCTCGTGTGACTGCTACTATAAAGTATGTAGGAAAACCAGAGGTTCGTATTGGTGGTTCTTGGAAAAAATTCTCTCCTATGTTCACAAGTGTTGCTGGCGAGGAAATTACTGAAATTGCTAAGTGGAAGTTCGTTTGCCTTGAGGAATTCAAGGAATTTGTAGAAACGCAGAGTACCATAGATGGTGTTTTTAAAATTCGTATTTTAAATAATAGTATCATGGACGGCGCAACTGTAAGAATTTCTTTGACGAATGCAGATGGTACAGCAAATGCATCCATTGAATGTAAGGTGGTGAGTTTGCTGTGACAACGAGTGAATTGATTACTGATTATAAAAACAAATTGGCCTTGAAGCTGGTTAATACTGATGGGCTTGTTGAAGCGATGGGCAATGATGACATTGAAGAGCCTGACGAGGCGATTTATACATACATCTTCCCATACTTCCATATTCCTGACACGATTGAGGCAGCGCACAGCTATATTTGTTTTAAGGTAAATATGACTGACCGAAGCAACGTCAACGACTGGTATGAAAACTTCACACTTACTGTGTGGGTTATTGTGAACCAGGCGCTGATGAAAATGAAGGGCCATGGTGGTGCAACACGAGTTGACTATCTGAGTGGTCTTGTGGAAAAAGAACTACACGGCAGTACAATTTTTGGAATCAAACAGCTTAAAATCACATCCAATATCGAGGACAATATGGATTTACACCATCGTGTGCGAATTATGACGTTCAAGACGCAGGATTTGGATGACCTTGTGGGGTGTGGCTGATGGAGCTTCGGGAAATGTACGATCCAAGCTTGATGCGCGGAAGAGACTTTAAAATCAACGACAAAATTACGATTCACATGCCTTCGGTCGGTGACATCATCGATTATGGTGAGCAAAAGTATTTTCAGTTGGTTTATTTATTCTGTTCTACATCGAGCGATTACAAGGCACAGCTTGACTCTGTTGGAATTGATTGGCAGAAGATTTCGGACTTTGAAATGTTCCGGCAACTTTTTATAGGCAATAAAGATCAAGATATGTCTATTTTGCTTGGCGATATGGACACTTCTGGGTTTATGATGGCGAAAGATAACATAAGTGGTGAGATCGTATTACACAACAGGCTTACGGACACTCGTATTGACCATGTGGTGTATGAAACGATTTCTCAGTACCTATGTGCTGCGAATGGAATTGAAAAGCATTCCGAGTTTGCTGCTGACGAACCGACAAGAATTGCAATGATAGAGGAAGCCAGAGACAACTTGGAGTATCAAAAAATTAAGCGTTATGAACCACACCTTGCGGAGCTTGTGCTCTCGATGGCGTGTTCGTCTGGCTTTAAAGCGGATTACTTCAAGGCTATGGATTACCCTATGAGTGTATTCATGAATCATGTAAGAAAGATTCAGCAAATAAAAAGTTACGACAATACGATGCATGGCGTTTACGCTGGCACCGTGGAATTTGGAAAGATTCCAAAAGCACAACTGGATTGGACGAGCAAGGTTGATTGACCTTGCTCTTTTATTTTATCCAAATAAATTGAAAGGAAGAATATTATGAGCGATTTTAATTTTAATGAGGTCGTTATCGACCGCGTTCATCGCATTCACGAGTATGATCTGAACGGCAAGCGTCTGTGGACCATGAATCAGGTTAAGGATTTCAAGCTGACTCTGGGCGGCGAGACCGTTTACGCTCAGGATGCACAGGGCGTTAACATCATGGCATTCGATAAGAGCAAGACTGCAGAGGCAGATTGGTCTAATGCTCTGATGCATCTGGGTGCTCTGGCAGAGCAGATGGGCTCCAAGAAAGAGGTTGCTTCCTCTGAGGCAAAGCAGGTCTTTACCACTGTTGAGTACCTGACTTCTGCTGACGGCAAGAAGCTGACTCTGACCCATACCCCCAAGACTGCTGTTGCAAATGCCCCCTTTAAGTACATCGATCTGGTCGATGGTCAGGGTAATGCACTGAAGACCTTTGAGCTGGGTGAGACCGCAGAGTCTCAGTTCTCTGTTACTGGTACTGAGGTCACTCTGCCCACTGGTGCAGATCTGAAGGCTGGCGACCGCTTTGTTGTGAAGTATCAGTACGAGAGTGATGAGGGTATTGCTATCAATGATAGCGCCGATAAGTTCTCTACCGAGGGCGAGTTCGTGATTGAGGCATTCTGCTACAATCCCTGCGATAAGGCAAATAAGAAGCTGATGCGTATCATCTTCCCGAATGCCAAGATGGATAATGCTATCGATATGACTTTCACTAATGAGCTGGCTCATCCGGTCAAGATTAGCGCTACTCAGGAATACTGCTCTGAAGACAAGCGCCTGTTCCGTATTGAGACTGCTGCTGCCTAATGGCAAATCTGAATTGGTGCCGTACTTGCGGAAAAGAATATCCGGTTTGCCCGCATTGCGAGCAGGATGCGCGTCTTAATCCTTGGCGAATGATTTGCGACACTGAGCCGCACTTTCTTGTGTGGACTGCCGTAAACCAGTATCGTCAGGGAATTATTTCAAAAGAGACGGCAAAAGCAGATCTGACTACTCTTTTGATGCGCAAGTACAAGAATGTTACGAAAGCCGAGGTAGAGACTTTTATCCCAGCTGTTCGTGATGTTTTCCATGAGATCATGGATGAGCCTGCAAAGGCTGAGAATGAGTCATCTAGTGATGTAAAGGATGAGACGCCCGTGAAGCCGGTAGTTAAGAGAACATCAAATCGTAAGGGGCGGGCATAACCGCCCCTTTGTTTTTCGTGGTGGTTTTATGGAGAAAAAGAACAGGACAAAGTTTAATGTCAGTAAGAATCCAGCAGATAGAACATATGACGGCGTAGTTTATGATAGTAAGGCAGAAATGTTGTTTTATCGAGATATTGTATTGCCAAGGCTGGCAAGCGGCGAAATTGTAGAGTGTCGTAAGCAAGTCCCATTCCTTCTGCAGGAAGCGTTCCGCCGGGTCGATAAGGACGGAAAGGACGTAGCGGTGCGGAAGATTGATTATGTGGCGGACTATGAAATTACATATCGAGATGGCAGCAAACAAGTGATTGATACGAAAGGATTCGCTGATAGTGTTGCGCTGATGAAGCGCAAGATGTTCTGGTTCAAGTATCCTGATGTAGATTACCGCTGGATCACATACTCCAAAATTGATGGAGGTTGGGTCGATTACGACGACCTAAAAAAAGCTCGAAAAGAGCGAAAGAAATTAAAGCAAGCACAGACGAAAGGGAGATAAAATGAAGGTTTTAAATTTTCAGGAGCGAAATGAGTTTCTTGATGAAGTAGTTAAGGCATGTACTATTGACGGTGATTATCAGCCTGCACTGCTTGATGTGGTGTTTCGGCTAACCGTTCTAAAGTATTTTGCGGATTACGATTATCGTAGTGAGCCGCAGAGTGAGTGGCCGCGTATTGCTTACGAGTCTTTTAACTTCAAGATTAACAAGGCTGGTTGTGATACTTCTGCATTCTGGGATCAGTACGATTCTCTGGAGAAGGCTGTCCACGAGCAGATTGACCGTTCTCATAAGGAATGGCTTGTTCTTGGTCTCTGTGGCAAGCTCAACGAGATTATTAAGAAGCCTGACCCTATTTCTGATTTCGTTGACTTTATGGAGAACTATTTGAATGATGTGAAGGGCAACTTGAATGACTTTAACGTCGAGAAGTTTTCTGAAGTGACTTCTGCCCTGCTGGACAATAAGCAGGAGATCTCTGCTGTGCTGGCAAAAGATAAAAAGGAATAAACACTTTTAGAGGTGGGTTGGAGGGAATTTTAATATGGCTACAAGAAGTAAACCGCTGAAGTTATGGGATGCTGAGAAGTTCAAGAACGTAAACCCAGTGTCTTTAAAATACTGGGATAGGTATGAGACTGATATGGGCATCCGTGATCTCAGCCCGTCTACTGTTTACAATTATGAATCGGATTTCAAGCAGTGGATGATTTATGTTTTGGACAATCAGGGTAATGCCCCTGTAACGGAACTTGAAGAAGAGGATATCGAGGAATTTCTGTTCTATTGCAAGAAGCACGGAAATAACTCTGCTCGCATGAAGCGGCGCATGAGTACAATTTCTGCGCTATATCGGTATCTTCGCAAGAAGAAAATCATCAAAGAAAATCCGATGGAATTCATTGACCGACCGACCAAGGATGTGGCTGTTGTGAAGCAGACATACCTTACGCCGGATGAGGTTAAGTTGATGCGAGAGAAGCTGAACGCTCTGGTGGAATCTGCGACCACCGTTCACATGAAGGATAATGCGATGACGTTGCGGCTATATGCCCTATTCTCGCTATCCACGATGGCTCGTGTTAACGCTGTTCGGAATACACTCTGGAAGTCTATCGACTATGAGAACCGCATGGTGCATGACGTTCTGGAAAAGGAAGGTAAAATCGTAGACTTGATGTTCAGTAAGGAAGTTTCTGAGCTTTTGAAAGAACTGAAGGAATACCGCACTGAGCATGATATTGAGGATGGTGGCTATGTGTTCGTTGGCACAAAAATCAATGGCGCATGGATGCCGATTACTTCAAGTACTGCCGGTGACTGGTGCAAGAAAATTGGCGAGATGATCGATGAGCCTACGCTGCATCCGCACGATTTCCGGCACAGTGGTGCTACCCTGCTGAAGAATGCGGGCATGAGTCTGGAAGATGTCTCTTCCCTGCTCAACCATGCTGGCACGGATGTGACCAACAAGTATTACATTAAGAAGGATACGACAAAGATTCAGTCTGCAAAGGATCGGTTTGAGATTTGAGGTGGAGTGAATGAAACAGTCATACACAAATTTCGATGACTTATTGAATGATGTGGCGGATGGTGTGGAACGTATTGTTCGTGATGATGTTGCGCCACAACTAGAGACACGTTTGCTTGAGAGTGCTAAGGAAAATATTCATCCAAAATATGGGCTTTCTGGAATTGCTAAGGCAGAAAATATTGTTAGCAATGTTTCTCGCGATGGAAACGTAATTTCACTGATTGTTAAGGATATTGCCAAACCAGAGCTATCAGTTTTCCTTACTGATAGCACAGATCGTTCTGAAGTTCAGTATGGAATAGACAAGCGAAATGGGCTTAATGACGACCCAAGAGCCGTTAATATTGGATTTAATGATGAAGAAGACGAGGCTGTTGGTGGAACTATGTTCGCAAATTGGATTGAGCATGGATTGTGGATGGACTTAGCGTACTATTTTAAAAATGGTAAAGCAAAAATGAAACGTCCGAAAAGAGAATTCATTAAGCCTGTTCAACTTGAGGCGGCAATGATTGTTAAGACGGCTTTACATGGATTGTAAAAGCCATCTTTTATGAGAATTTATTTGGAATAAAATTTGAATGAGAGGAGGCTGGCTTGAAGAAGCTGGCCGCTTCTCTTTTTTATTTTGAAAGGAATTGTTGAAAATGGAAAAGAGAGGTGACCAACAGTATGGATGAAAAAGAAAATACTGGCACAGAATCTTCTGCCGTAACAGCCATTAAGGTCAAGGTTGTTATTGACACAAATAAAACAGAATTAGATAAGCAATTTAATTCCGTTAAGGAGCATTATAAAGAAAAACCAGTAAAAATTGCTTTTGGAGTAAATCAAAACGACACTATCCGTAATATAAATGATGCGCTTGATAAGGTAGTCAAGAGCGGAAAGCTAAAAACTCCAAAGGTTACACTTGATGTCAAGATTGACCAGAGTAAAGTTACTGCACAGCTTAAAAAGACTATGCAATCTGCGGCAAAGCAGACAGTTAAGGTTGATACCGGAAAGTCTGAATCTACGAAGACTGATACTACTGGTGCTTCAGAGATTAAACAGTTAGAAAAATTTGTTGAGCAGGCAAAAGCAAAAACTATTGAATGGAAGAGTTCAATCAAAGGAACTACGGAAGAAGCAAAAAAATTAAGTTCCAATCTTCAGAACATAGTAGACCAAATCGATGCTCTTGATAAAGACCATACTTCAAAAGGATATGCGTCTGGTGTAAACAGCCTAAAGACAAGCTTCAATATCGCAAAAGAACAGGTTTCTGATTATACAAAAGAATATCAAAAGCTTGAACGGCAAGCTACTTCTACTCTTGATAATATTCATAAACAGCAAACGAAGTTAAAGGCTCATGGTATTAGTAGTTTTGATAGGCAGATTTCTGGTTATGGCAATGACCAAGACGGAAGTTTTGAAGCTCGTTTTAGAAATCTTGATAAATTAAATCCACAGTCTAAAGAGTATGCTGAGACACTTGGTAAAATTCTTGTGGACTGGGAAAAAGTAAATATCCAGATTAACGAAGCCATTAAGGCGGAAAGTAATTTGAATATTTCTTCAACGGCACGACAGAAAAAAATCAATGACATGGCGGATGCCATTCAGAGACTACGAAATTCCTCAAAGGGTTCCGAAGTTGCCAATAATACTGAATTTAAAAAGTATGCTTTCGGTGGAACTGCAACGAATTCAGACTCTGGAGCATTGCACGGCTTGGACGAACGGCTTAAAACACTAAAGGCTTCTGTAAATGATCCGGCAGAATTTGTTAAACAGCTACAGGCACTTGAAACTGAGCTTGGGAACGTTTCACAAAAGCTGACTGATTACAAGAAATCTTTCCAAGAAAGCACAAGCACGACAAAAGAGTCAACGAATCTTCGCAACCTTGTCACGACAATCAACAAATACGAAGAAACGTTAAATAATCTTGACAAGCGCCAAGATTTGAAGAAGCGTTTGTACGATATTCGAGATGCAGCGGAAGCGCAATCCAAACCATTCTCTGTTTTGAGCAATGAATTTTCTGAGCTAAAAATCGACATGGAGAATGCCGGTATTGCGGCGGAAACTCTCGGCCAAAAACTGTCTCGTCTGTTTAAGGAGCATTTCCAGACCGCCATCGCTATGGCTGGCGTGGCTATGGTTAAACAAGGTCTGCGAGAGGTCTACAACAACGTTCTTGAACTGGATACGGCTGTAACCGAGCTCAAAAAAGTCAGCTCGATGACCGGCGATGAGATGAACAGCTATCTTGAGAGAACGGCTACGAATGCTCGTGAACTTGGTGCCAGTATTTCCGATCTCGTTACGAGTGCAGCAGACTGGAAGAGACTTGGATATTCTGATGAAGATTCTGAAGAGCTTGCTCGTGTCGCTGCGCTCATGGCGAATGTTGGAGACGGTATCGACAATGCAACCACCGCTTCTTCTTATTTGATTTCTACCATGCAAGGTTTTGGTCTGGTTGCCGATGATGCAGAACATCTTCTGGATTGTATGAACCAGATTGCTAATACCGAGCCTGTAAGTATGGAAGACCTCGGAATTATAATGCAGAAAAGTTCTGCTGCGATGTCAGCCGCCGGGAATACATATCAAGAAACACTGGCTATGGCATCTGCACTGAACGGTGTACTTCAGGACAGTGAATCGAGTGGCACCTTCCTGAAAACTTTAAGCATGTATCTTCGTGCTTCGAAAACAGATGCAGAAAATGCCGGTATTGCAACGGACGGCATGGCAAGTTCTGTATCCGAACTCCGCTCCGAGCTGAAGCAACTTGCTGGCGTTGACATTATGAAAAATGACAACACCTTCAAATCTACTTACCAGATTATGAAGGAGCTTTCTGAGGTTTGGAAAGACTTGTCTGATACTACTCAGGCCAATATCACTGAATTGATTTCCGGTAAGCGTGGAGGTCAGGGAACTTCTGCATTACTGAATAATTTTAGCGTTGCTGAAGATGCTATGAAGCAGGCTCTTAATTCTAGCGGAAGCGCAATGCGTGAGAATGAGACCTATATGCAGAGCCTGCAAGCGAAGCTTAATCAGCTTGATTCTGCGTTTCAGAAATTTAGTACAGACTTGATGAAGTCTGATATTCCGAAGTTTTTCGTAGATCTTGCAACGGTTTTTGTTGACGGTGCAGATAGTGCTGTAAAATTTGCAGGTGCATTACCCACTTTGACGGCTGCCATCTCTGGCGTGTTGTCTGTAATGCAGATGAGCGGAAAGCTCAAAAATGGTGCGGGTAAAGTTAATATGCCCTTTTATATTTGTTGCGTATAAAAATATAGGATGCGGCACCATGTAAAAATAAAATAACCCCTAGAGTGCTGGGAAACCCTAAGAGCCATATCGCCTATTGTTATATTTATATAATGTAGGAATCGAAAGATAGAAATAAGGATATGGATGCTATATGCTGAGATAAAAGCTCGGTTTTATCGTATTGTCAAAATATGGTAACAATCGAGTGCTAAGTAGCGTTTACAATGGGCGGTCAGCAGCCGATCCACTCCCCTATTATATAATGTAGGAAGGTGGAAGGTTCATCGACTAAAAAGGGTCAGTGAGCAACCACTGGAAAGATAGTCAGTTCTGGACGAAAGTTCAGAGGTCCACCTCAGACGTAACCAGACGACTTAAAGAAGTAGGTGGAAACGAGGAGACGCGCTATTCTCTGGCGCGATACAAATAGGAGAAAACAAAATATTCGTTGACTACATACGATATTCTGGCTATAATAAAAGTACAATCGCGTATCCAAAATATACGGAGGTGTTTTATTATGGCTAGACCTAAAGGAAGCAAGAACAAAGTAAAAGTTCTTGACGGTATCGATTATGCGGCACAGATTGCTGAAAAGAATACTGCCGCAGAATCTCTTGCTGAAGAAATTGCAGCACTTGGCACGAATATTGCCGCGCTGAATGCTGAGAGAAAATCCAAAGAAGCAGAACTGAAAAAACTCAACAAAGAGATTGTAAAGCTCGAAAAGAAAAAGACTGATGCCGATGAAAAGATTGCAGCAGAGCTGAATCGCAAAAAGGCAGAAGACATTGTTGCCAACGCACTGGCCAGCGGCATGACTGCTGAAGAGATCGCTGAACTTCTGAAATAACTGCTGTGCAGCCATCATAATGAACAAGCCCGACTTCCCTATTGCTGGGAGGCCGGGCGTTTTGCATTGCTTTTTACGACAGTCTATGATACACTCTTGTAAAAGGAGTGTTGAATCATGGAAAACAATAAGAAGCATGTGCCGGATTATGAAATTTCGACTTATTCGAAAAGAACTGTACCAGCAACAGATTACACTTACTCTAAGAGCGAAAGTAACACATCAAACAATCCGCTCGATGCTTATCGCCAAAACCATAGCAATAATCGCAAAAATATAATTTCAAACGGAGGTACAAATGACGGAAATCACAAAACTAATAAATAACATCGAAACTTTATTTAATGTCTTTGTACCGGGTGCGCTTTGTGTTTGGTGTTACATGAAGCTTTCTTTGAAGAAGATTGAATATCAAGGATATCTCGTTCTTAGTATTGCACTCGGTTTTGTAATTAAGTATATTGTGGACTACATTGATAAACTTCTTGGAAGTTCTGTAATTGTAGGGTTCCCAATTGTTATTGTTTATGTCGCTGTTGGAATCACGAGTGCTATAGCGTTTTATAAAATCAAGAATTCTCTTTGTGTACGGGATAAGTTATCAAAGTTTTTAGGAATCGAATCTGGTGACAATATATGGACTCGTCATCTTGACCCTTGCGGAAATCTGATAACTCTGCATATTGATGATGGCACTTATATTCTTGGTAGATTTGAGAACTCAGATGATGAGTATATTACTCTAACCGATTACTGTTTTGCAGATACTCCTGATGGAAAAAGTATGGATGATGCTTCTGAGAATCCTCACACAGATGCCGTTCTTTGTGTTCCGACTTCTCATGTAAAAAGGTTTGAGATTATTTATAATCATCTGGATTCCGAAACTGCAAAATACGTTCTGCGTTAAAACAAATATGACCATTACCCTGCTACTTTGTGTGGCAGGGCTTTTCTTTTTATCACCACTCGTATCCACAATTCTTGCATTTAAACTGTTTGCCGGGCTTTCTGCTTGCCCAGCCCCATATTGCTACATCAATCAACTTTGCACCAGCACCAATCTTTTCAATATCAGGCGAATGACAGGTTGGGCAGGTGGGCACATACTTCGGACGTTCTTTCTCCTCCAAATCGGCTCTATATTGAGCGTCAAATTCGGTAGCTTTGAGTTGTATTTTCTTTAGGTGCTCTTTGTCAATCTCTGAGATGTTTCTTTTTGGATTGGTCTTTGCTTTCCAATCGTACTGTTCTCGTTCTTTCATTCGAGTCCAGTTCTCATATAAAATAAGGTCTCTTGTACAAAAGGCACACAACGTATCCCATCTTGAATAAAATTTATCGCAGAACGGGCAGTATTTAACATATTTTTCCATTTTTGATTTCTCCTCTCAAACCGATATTAACTTTCTTCGGCGTTAAAGATGGAAAGATTGAAGCGACTGCACTAAAGCGAATTGCAGATTCTTTAAACAACCTCATTAACACTTATGTTGCATGGGCAGACACTGTTGGGCAGGATTATAGCATATCTAATTTTATCAAATGGTTAAAAAACAGTCAAGGTGAGATTGTAGCAACAGAGCTTAGAATGTACGCTCTCAAAGCGGCCACACTCGCTCTGAATATGGTTTTTGCCATGTTTGCAAGCTGGGCTATTTCTGCTGGAATGAACGCCTTCATTAACTGGATGAAGAATGCAAAGACGCACTCGGAACAGTTGATTTCTACAATGGAAGATGCTCATGATGCGGCAGAAGAAGCACAGCAGGATGTTGATGATATCCAACAAAAGCTGGATGACCTTGACCAGAAGGTAAAAGACATTGGTGCAGAAAAAATTGAGGACATTGTTGACCCACAAGAGAAGGCAAAGATTCAGGAAATCAACAATCTGCTTGAGACTCAACTTCGATTGAAGAAGCAAATCGCTGACGATGAAAATAATAAAGCAAACAAGGCTGCGTCTGACGTATTTAATGACAAGTCAGAAGTTGTGGTATCTAATGAAACCCCAACGTCTTATGCGGAAGCTGACCCGAATGGCATTGGAGTGACTGTCACTCCGTCTAAGAATGTCACACGGACGGAAGCTTTGCGTGAGCATACAGCTAGAGTCAACGAGCTGTCGGATGCTTATGTAAAACTCATGTCGGATGAGAATGCAACCGATGAGGAACGTGCTCAGGCAAAGAAAAATCTTGAAGATGAAATCAGCCTTACAAATAATGCTGGTACAAAAGTTTCTGAGCTTGCGGATATGTATGAGACAGATGCTTCTAAATACGGAGATGTTTCTGCCGAAGTTCAGGAATGTACAGATTCAATGCAGGGAGCAAGTGATGCTCTTGAGCGTGCAAACAATCTGTTAAACGGTACAACAAGCGTTGAAAATACAAATCTTGATGCCTTTAAGAGTAAATTCAAGGATGTAATCGAGGAAATCGATAATGGCTATCTGTCTATGCAGGAAGCTATTGCTCAATATAAAGACCTCTCTCCCCTTCAAGCATTTGGCAGTATGACTGGCGAGGCCATCATCAACATTGATTCTGACACAGCTCATCAGACCGAAGCTGAAGCTACCGCTCTTGCAAAGCTTCATGAAATCGCCGACGCAAATAATATCTCGTTTGAGGATTTGATCGGTGCTTTTGAGCAACTTGGTATTGTCGCCACAAGCAACACTGATGACGTTTCAAACTATGCTTCTCAACTCGAAGCCACAATGGGTGTCATTGACGACTTGCAGTCGGCTTATAAGGCGTGTTCTACTGCTGTTGAGGAATACAATAAGTATGGTTATTTAAGTGCTGATGCTCTTCAATCTCTGCTTAATATAGATTCTCAATATTTGAGCTGTCTTGACCTTGTGGATGGGAAGCTTCAAATCAATAAGCAGAGATATGCAGAATTACTGGCTGCTCAGTACGCTCAAGCAGAAGTTGAAGCTATTGATCAAGCCATTACAGAGCTAAACACGATTGCAAAGGGCGATGCGGCAGAGAAAACTCAGACCCTTACGACTGCAACAGAAGATGAGAAAAATAAACTCGTTGCTCTTTGCCCTGCCCTTGAGGACGCAACTGTTGGCACTGGTGAATTAGCTGCCGCTTTAGCAGCTGCGCAGGGTGCCGCAAACGGTGGAAATGCAGAGCAGATTCAGGCTCAAATCGATGCCGTTATGGGAGCTTTGAATACAAAAATCACATTGTTGAAGAAGAACACTCAAGCGGCTATTAGCAGTGGTACTTCTCTCGGAAATCAATTGAATGGTTTCAATGAGAAAACAAATAAGGCAAATAAAAACAACAAATCAACAGCAAAATCTGTTACCGACGTGTCTTCTGCTTTCGATACCTTGAATAAGGCTATGAAGGAGTATAACCAGTATGGCTATCTGTGTGCTGACACAGCAAAGTCTTTGGTTGGGCTCGAAGACAAGTTCACTGCTTGCCTGACTGAACAAAACGGAAAGCTCCAAATCAATGTAGAGCAGTTCCGTAAGTTTGTGAAAGAGCAACTCAAGGAAGCAAATGCCACAAAAGATGGCGGGAAATCAGCTGATGAGATGAATAAAATTCTGAACTATCTTGATCAGAATGTAGATACAACAACCATCTCTTTTGAGCAGTTGACTGACGCTATCAAGGGTTACGGCACCGCAATGGCAGATGCCAAGGAAAAGACAGACGCTATAAAATCCGCATTTTCTGATCTTTACGATGTTGGCACGCAGAAAAAGGATAACGACTTTGGCTTCTTGGATATGGATGCCATTGAGAAGCAGTATCAGGCTGTTCGTAATCTGTATGAAAACACAGACCTATTTACAAATCCAAAATATGCTAGTGCTCTAAATTCAGAAACCGGAGAGGTTGACTACAACAGCGATGCATTTAAACAGATGTTTGCAGATCATCTGAAAGAACTTGCGGCGTCTGCCCGTGAGACCGGTGGTGCTGCTGGAGAATATCTTGCACAAGGTTTTGAAGATGCTGCTGCCAAGATTGCAAACAACGTGATGAGCATTCGTGAGTGCATTGATGGAATTGGTTCTTCTTTGAATTATGCAACCGACAGGATTGATCATTTTCAAAGTGGTTTCTCCGATATCTCTGATATCGTCACTCAGTACAACACTTATGGTGGCCTAAGTATCGACAATTATCAGAAGCTGATGAGTCTCGATGATGATTACATTAAGTGCTTGAGTCTTGAAGGTAATCAGCTGAAGTTCAATACAGAAGCATATAAGGAACTTTTCATTGCAAAACTGAACGCAATGATTGATGAGTATGATGCCGCAGACGAAACAAAAGCACTTGCTCAACGTCTTCGTGAATTGAGGGATGCTGTAATTGCATCCGGTGATGGCTTTACAAGCGCAGAAGATAAGGCTAAAAACTTCGAGACAACACTCGGAAATATTAAGAGCCTCCTGAGTGATCTAATTGGTGTATTTGAAAAGTTCAACGAGAACAAATCGAATGACCTAAAGATTCAGGGTGATGCTTGGATTGATGTCATTGATAAACGAATTGATGCCCTTAACGAAGAAAATGATGCACAGGAACGAGCAATCGAACTGGCAAAACTTCAGGATGAATACGAGCGTGCAAAGGCCAATAAGACTGTCCACGTATATGGCGGCAGAGGTCAGGGCTTCGTATGGAAAGCAGATGAAAATGCTGTTCGTGAAGCTGGGCAAAACCTGTCTGACAAGCAACGCGAGTATAAGAAGAAAGATGAAATTGACAGGTTAAACAAGCTCAAGGATAAAGTTCAGGAAGCCAATAATCTTATCGGCACCAGTTGGGATGATTATCAGAAGAAGCTAAAATACACCGCCGAGTTCGAGGCCATGACCTTTGAGCAAATGGAAGGTCACTATGATGGCTTTAAGAATAGTATCCTAGACAATATGCGTGACATTCAGTCTGCTACTAATGTCAGTGATGCTATTACAAATCTCGAAAAGCTAATCAACACACTAAAAACGCTTAACGACGTTATAACATTCTTTACTTCTGGCGGTGTAAGCACTGATGGCGGTGGAATTTTTGGACTTTTTAACCAGATCAAGAACATGTTCACTGGCGAAAACGGTGACTTTGATCTGGGTGGCGGTTTCAAGAAGATGTTCGATGGGGCCGCCAAGGTGGTTTCTGACGGTTGGAATTGGATCACTGGTAAGAACAGGGCTGGTTCTGCCGCACTAAAATCAGACACCACTGCGACATTGGATATTCTTGGCAACACAATAAAGGTGAATACCGGCGATATTCAGCGTGTATCTGGCGGATTCTTTGAGAGACTGGTTGGTGCTGCGAAAGATAACCTTGGTAGTATCGGCAAGTTCTTCTCAGGTGCATAGACATCTATTTCTGAGAAAACCGGGTTGATGTTTACTGACATTAGCTCGTTCTTTACAGAAGGATTTGGCCTGTTGAACGGTCAGACGGGGCTTGGTCTTAATGGCATTATTGAGACCATCGGAAGTATGTTTGGCCCAATTGCGGCTGGCGCACAGTCTATCGGTAGTGCCATCTCGTCTGGCGTTGTAAGCTTCTTCCCTTCTATCTTCGCCGGACTTGGTACTCTGGTGACGAGTGTTGGCAGTGCTATGGCTGCTATGATGCAAGCGATTGCTGCCGCTCTTTCTTCTATTCCTATTGCTGGTTGGATTGCTGCCGCTGCAGCTGTTGCAGGTGCAGTTACTCTGATTGCTACGATTGCTTCGATTGCAAGTGATGTTTCCAACACACAGGTTGATGAACCTACTCCCGCATTCCAAGCAAAGAAATATGCAAAGGGTACTCGTGGCGTTAAGAAGGACCAGATTGCAAACGTTGATGAAAAGGGCGAAGAGCTGATTGTTCGTAAACCCAATGAAGGTCGCATGACCTATCTTGAAAAAGGTGACGGCGTTATCCCTGCAAAGGAAACCGACAACCTGATGGCGATTGGTGAAGATCCTGAAGGCTGGCTTGCAAGAGGTATCGCTAAAGCTACTGGCTCTGCTGCCGTTGGAGCTAAGATAACCGAGGCAAATGCAGACGGCAAGACCGTACAATCTGCAGAAAAGCTGGCTGATAACGTCGGTTCTGTATTTTCGGATGAATGGAATCGTGTTCTTTGGAGCACTTCTGCTTTGATAACTGGTATTACTGGTATTTTTGAAGATTCTGGCCCTATTAAGACAATAAAGGATAGCGCAAAAACTGTTTTTGGTGTAATAAGTAGTATTTTTGGCGGATTTGGTGACTTTGATTTGTTTGCTTCTAATAAGGTAAACACTTCTAAGATCACAAACTCCAGCTCTATTACTGAGTCTACTCATAATACAAAGAGTTCCGTAAATGACCAAGTAAGCAGCATGAAGGATACCTTCGAGTCCACTTGGAAATCTGTTGCAGGAGAACTCAATGTCAGTGAGGATGATATCACAGCAACCAGCAAGAAAGTCTTTGATAAAATCGACGAGGTTATGAATAACACGTTTGATGCTATCAATGATAATGCTGGATTGACTTCTGAACAGGTTGAAGAGCTGACTAATAGCATGTTTGACGATATGCAAAAGATTTACACGGCTGGTTGGAATAGTCTGGCTGGTATTTCTGGAGATATGTCTGAAAATGTTGCTAATACGCTAAATGGCGCTTACCAGAGCTCTATCAAGAATACTAAGGATGCCGTTTCTCAGATTGCAAAGGCTTTCGGTGGAAGCTGGAATAAAGTTGGCGGCGGCGTCAAGGTACTGGGCGTTAAAGTCCAAAAGACATTGGAAGAAGCATGGGCTGATACTAGTAAAGACACTCAGAAGCTAATGTATGATGTGCGTGCCTGCTTTGATAACAGCTGGGGTATGGCTGAGGCTGGTGTTAATAAGTTGGCAGATAAGGCCCCCGCTAAAATTAAAGACGGATATGCTGAAGTCGAGTCTGACAGTAAGAATACATTTGGTGAAGAGGGTTCGCTGAAACAAGACGCAGACAAGTCGTGGAGTAATGTTGAGTCAGGTGCTACTAACCTTGCTACTAACATGGACTGGGTTATGAAGCAGTCTTATAAGTCCATCAAAGACGGTTCCAGTGATATGGTCTCAAAGATCAAAGATGATCTGAACACCACTGGTGATGCGTTCAATGCGATTGCAAAACAGCAAGAGCAACAGAAACAACAGCAACAACAAACTGCTCAGCAAACAACTCAACAGCCTGCTAAACAGAAAGGAGCTCTTGAGAATATTGCGGAAGGAGCCGGGCAGTTCATCAGAGGCGTTGGTCAAGGCATAGCCGATGTTGTTACAGCACCGTTTAAGTTCTTTGGATCATTGCTTGGTTTTGCAAGTGGCACAAAGGAAATAAAGAGGTCTAATTTTGCTAACGTTGATGAGCAGGGTCCTGAGATGCTGGTCCGTAAGCCGCAATCTGGGCGCTATACCTATCTTGAAACCGGCGACGGTGTTGTCCCTGCTGATATCACCTCTCGCCTGTTCGAGATGGGTGGCAACCCGGATGCATGGTTCCAGAAGCAGATGGCAAAGTACGGTTCTCAGCCGATTGTTCAGGGTGGCGGTGGAGATGTTACAACTTCGATTGGCGATATTATTATCACGAATCCTGTTGGCAGCTCTGACGCTCTGGCGAATGAAATCAAACAGAAGTTACCGACTAAGGTTGCTCAAATGCAAAGCAAGCGGTAAGTAATAGCTTTTACAGCCGATACCACTAGGATAGCCTAGCGGGTCGGCTTTTATTTTTGATTAGGAGGAAAAGAAATGGCAGATAAATCAGCTATTGATGTGCTGGCCGAGGTGGTGACTTCTGCCGCTGAACGCGCTGTAAAGAATGCAAAATTTGACGTGTCCGCCTATGGAGTGATTACAGAAAAAGAAGACCAGCACTATAAAATTGCTGTATTCGGTGGCGAGTACGGCATTGTAACAAACCATGACTATATTGTAGGCCAGAAGGTTGTTGTAACTGCATTGCAGGGCAACTTTCGTAACCTGATCGTATCGGAGAGTAATACCAGCGTTGAAATTCTGACAGTGAAATCTCTGGTGACCGGTGTCGATAGCTTGAACGCCGAGTTTGAGTCGATGAAAGACAAATCCCAACAGACAGAAGATACTGTTCAGGGTCAGCTGCGAAATACCATCAATACTTGGTACAGAAATGGTCATCCGCATATATACAACTACCCTGCTTCGGATTGGAAAACAGACGAAGAGAAAAAAGCACACGTCAACGACATCTACTATGATAAAAGGACTGGTATTTGCTATCGCTGGGTATATGACCAGGATAAACAGCAATATTTCTGGATGGAGATTGTGGACGCCGGTGTTATCAATGCACTGTCGATGGCAACATCCGCACGAGATCTTGCAACAGAAAAAGTCCGTGTTTTTACTGACACACCGACTGCTCCATACGATGTGAATGATCTATGGATTTATGGCGGTGTCGGTGGTGCATTGTATATTTGTACTACCGCGAGGGGCGAAACTGAAAAATGGACATTCAGCGACTGGGCTGTTGCGACAAAGTATACGGATGACACAACTGCAAACGCAGCGGTTGAGCGTGTAAGTGCTCTTGAAACAAAAGAAGCCGACGATGTAGCTAGTCTGTGGCGCTCGATGAATGGTTTCAATGATAATATTGGTGGTTTCACAAACAAAGATTATACCGCCACAAAGAAACAAGTATACGACAATAAAAGCAACATTGAGAAAAATGCTTCTGATATTACTTCGTTGAGGACAGACCTTGATGACGCAAAAACGGCTGAATCCAATCACTATCAAGATATGACACGCAAGATTTCGGCTGCAAATACCAACATCTCGACCCTGAAAACGAACGTATCAGATATCAATAAAACGATTTCAGAAATCACTGTTGACAATTTTCTGGCCGCACTGAATCTGGCTGTGAATACCAATGGTGAGCTTTGCTATATATCGAAGGATAATTCGGAGGTGATAACTTGAAACCAATTCTATCTAAAATCGGCGCATTTGATGCCACAAAGGATCATACATTTCAGTTTGCCGCATACGCAGACATTGATATCATTGCTCTTATCGTCTTCGATACTCCGACGGGCAGTATTTTGCAGGGTGATACGCTTTCAAAAGGTATATATAAGTTTGGCACATTCCCTGCCGGTGGCACTGGTTTGGCACGATATTTTACGATTCCGGCAGGCACGTTTGAAAACCGCAAAGATCCGTACTATATGATTATTCGTTGCCGATTGAAGGGCACGAATCTGTTTTCAGAATACTCGGACAAGCTGTTGTTTTATTGCCATGAGGAACCGACAATCAAGCTGAATGACCTGAGTTCTTCAGGCGTGACTACTATCCCTTACCCTTCTTATTCCTTTGAGTTCTCTTACAAGTATAAGGTATCGGAGGGTGAATCTGTAAATCGTTATGAATTTTGGCTTTATGATGCGAATCGCGAGCTGTTGAAAAAGTCGGTGAGCTATTATTACCGTGATTCTTTGAAGGGGTTCCAGATCGATGGACTGGATAACCATACCCTGTATTATCTGAGAGCGACGGCAGAATCTGTTGGCGGTTATCAGCTGGACACTGGCTTACAGGCGTTCCGAACTGACTATCCAGAGTATGTGGATGACGTAGAGTTCACCGTGCAGAATAATTATCGTATGGCTAATATCAGTATGCACGCACAGTATTTTCTGACAAGAAGCAGTGGTGCAAATGCCTTGCGAATCAAACGACGTAAGAAAGGCGCAGCAATCTGGACTTCGCTTTATCAGGAAGAGATTGACTTGAACCATGTCATTATGAAGATGGGCTGGTCAAACCTCCACATCAATAAAACGACTGGTCAGCCGATGGGCAACTATAAGGCAGTGACTTCGGATTATATCGACAAGAATCGAGTTCTTTCTTTCCAGTTCAAATCTGAGGACAAGGCGTTTTGTCTGATTGCATATACTGCTGACCGCAAGTTCATCAAGGCATCAAGTGATTTTACATCGACCGACGAATTCAGGAGTTCCAGCGAGTATAAAGAGTGGTTCTCTGAGACCTTCTTGAACAACATGAAATACTATCGTGTTGAGGTATCGGCAACAAAGAATCAGGATTTGGAGACAAAAGACTTCAATGACTTTTATATGTACAGCGCTGACGATGGTTATGTGATGATCGATTATACCGACCTGTACGCCATTGGCCGCAAGACCGACTATGAGTACGCCGTAGCTCCCGTTGCAAATGGCATTGAGCTTGGCTATGCGAAGGCCAGCGTTGTGAGCGACTTTGACGGTGCAGTGATCACTGACGGCAATAAGACCTACCATATCTTCCTTGAACCGAAAGTGGACAATGTTGAGAAGGTACGTTCTGCTACAGTTGTCGAGACGATGGGAAGTAAATACCCGTATCTGTTTGCTGGCAGTGAAGCCAATTATTACAGCGGCCACTTCTCTGGTGTTGGCATCCGTTTTGATAACACAATGAAAGACTTTGATATCAATGGCGGCAATGCGTTTCGTGATGAACTGAGCGAATGGCTGACCAACGGCAGTGCAAAGCTGTTGAAGATGTTTGATGGCCGCAGATGGCTAATGGGTGTCAATGGCAATGTTTCTATCTCCTGCTCTGATCATTACGATAAGGGCGTATTGGAGTTCGACTTTGTGGAGCTCGGTGACGCAGAGAGTGAGAGCGACATGTATAACAATGGGCTGAGTGATTATCAGCCAGGAGGCAGCGTATGACATATCTTCCGACTGACGCAGACCTGGCGCTATTGAACAATCATTCATCTAATATTTACTGCCGCATTGATATGCTGAACAAAGATTTTATTACAATTGATAGTTTGGAAGGTCTTGTGATCGATGGTTCTATTTCTATCGACTCAGAATCTGATGTGCGGCGAACCTTTAATGTGACCCTGTATCTGGGTAAGAAGAGCGGCATTTCCAGCCTAACGGAAGAGGATTGGATCAGTAAAAATGTGCGTGTATTCATTGGTCTGTCAGGAAGAGGAATGTCGAAAATCAGTGCTTCAAAGAGTATTGACGAGATGATCAGGGAAAATGCGGATTATCAGCTCGCTGCGACGAATTATGATGATTTGATTCAGGACATCACAAATAGAGGCTATGCAAAATACGGCAATATCGACAATCTGAATCGAGATGTGCTGGTGTGGACACGAGCCAATATCTCAAAGTATCATACGTTCTTTGACCAGATCAATGACGGCACGCCACCGGATGACCCAGCTAAAGCAGAGGAATGGTACACCAAACTTGGTGATTACTCTACAGTTTTGGGAAGTGATGACCCAATTTGTCAAGATGGCCCTTATATCGCATTTACACCGATGCTGCAGACCAAAGATGGACTTGTGCCGCTTGTGGAGGATGATATCTATGCTTATCTGGATGCTGTGGCAATAAAAGCGAAGTCAATGAGCGGCGGTCTCTCCCCTGCTAATATCCTTGAGGTAGATAAGTCAGGCATCGATAGTTTCGTGTATGGTAACAAAATGCATGTCCATGGGATGATTGCTGCTGTTGAAGGTATGGTTCTGAACGGAGTTACACTTGGCAAGGTGGATGTTTCTGCTATTGCCGGTTAGAGCGAGGACGAATTAAGGGAGACCTACGGAAAAACCAGTGTGTTTGCAGGACATTCCATGCACGACATTCAGGCAGAAGTGATTGACACAAAGACCGCACTGAATGAGCTGTATAACGACCTGTTCCTTAGCTATTCCAATTCAGCTGACAGTTCTTATGTTAATGGTGTAAAAATCTATTGGTACAACGAGGGGTGCTATACATTTACATCCAATGGCTTTACATATAGCGCAACAGAAAATACTGTGCAGGCAAGCTGTGTTGATTTGGTTTCTCGTATCAACGGAGACTTGGGTGGACAGCTGGTTGGTGGCACACATCGCATAGAGAAAGGCACTCGTATCGGTGATGCTATCTGGGCGGTACTGAGAGACGAGACGGAGTTTAAGAAATATTCTATCGACTATTGGAGCCGCACTGTTCCACACGACTTGGATTATGATACTGGCTCGACTGTTTGGGATATTCTCTCAGAATTGCGTGACCTGTATTATCCGTTTGAGATGTATTTTGACGATGATGTGTTTGTATGCAAAGAAATTCCCAGTGGATTTGACGACCCGCCTGTGCTTGATCCAGAAATATTCGAGAAGCTTGTGACAAACGATGGCGAATCGGCCACGGTGGATTATGCCGCTGTCCGAAATTGCGTTGAAGTGTTTGGTGCGACGATTGAAGCGGATGGAGCAGCCACTTTAAAAGGATGGTCTGGAACAAATAAGACAATCAACCTTGTATTGAACGCAACCGAATCAACATGGAAAAGTGAAACGAAAGTATCTTTTGTAGCTCCTGCAAATGTTGAAGCTGCCAAGACGGACAAAAATGGCAACGTAACAAGTGGCGCTATGACAGTTGTGTTGACATTTACATGGAAGTACAAGGATAAAGACGGTAATGAACAAGTTGGCTCTGAGACAAAGACCAGCACGCTGTATCGTTCTTTGACTGATGCCAATGGTTCAGATATCATTCAAGACCCAGGATGTATTAAGGCTACAAAGTATTATGTTCTCCAGTGGAATCCGAATACTGGCCGCATTTACTTTTTGGGTCAACAGCAGAGCCACGCTATGGCAAAACTGGTGGATGAAATCCCGGCTACCAAAGAGATCGAAGCTCAAAAGGCAGAAGATAACTGCGACAATATGGCTTTTATCTGTGTGAATGACCCGAATAATATTGATGACCTGTACAATGCAAGGTTATCCATTGAAAAGATTGGTCGTAGAACTGAGATTCTATCGGGTGGAGACTACGAGAATTACACTACGGATGACGCAGCCATGGAAGTTTGTCAGTACGAACTGTGGAAGCGTGCCCGCCTGACTGACGGCCTGAGTGTGACCACGCGACTGGTTCCGTGGCTCGACGTGAATGAAAAGATCCAGTATGCTGCCAAATATCTGGGCGGTAAGACCCCCGTGGATTGGATCATCAAGAGCATCTCTATGAATCTGGGCGAAGGCACAATGTCGCTTTCTATGAGCCGCTATTACCCTTATTACACTTATATCGTAAACAACAAATATACGTTCTATCAGGACAATTTGTTTGATAAATATTTTCCCGAATTAACTGCCACTACGGCAGATGAACAATAAGAGAGGAGTGAGCAAATGGCACTATCTTTTGGAGAATCTAAGCGGTTAGCTGCGAAAAAAGCCGCAGGCCCCGCAAATGTTTCTGTTGATGATATAGATGTCGCAACTCTGGAATTAAATGACGAAGACCAAATTGCCGTGTATGATGATAACGGAGAAGAAACATTTGAGCGTAGTGGCAATTATACCTGGTTTGCTGATTACTCTGATGACCAGTGGTCTTACATCGACAAAAACAAAGACATTCAGCTGGATGCAAATCAGATCAATATCACACAGGAATCCAACTCACAGGTTATTCCGTTTGAAATGCCGCGTTACTACGATGGTATCGACCTGCTTCAGATGACGATTCAGATCCACTACCTGAATGCAGACAGAGAAGAGAATTACGCTTCCCCTATCAACGTGAGCTACAGCAATACCAAGATCCGCTTTTACTGGCTGGTGGCAAATGACGCTACTGCAAAAGATGGCGAGCTGCAGTTTGAGATCATGGCATCCGGCGCTGTGAATGTCCCGAATACAAGCACAACCAAGAGCTACCTGTGGCGCACCCGCCCGAATGGCCGATTGAATGTGCTGAAATCGCTGACCGGCAAGCAGATGGTCGATCCGAGTGGCAATGACTGGTATACCCAGTTCCTGGCAACAATGAGTCAGAAGGTTGGCGAAGCACAGGTTGCCGCATCCGCTGCTGAGAAGAGCGCACAGGACGCAAAGAATGCAGTTGCAAGTGTGGATGAAAAGCTGGCGCAGTTCTATAAGAAGGACGAGGTTGATGGCTTTGTTACGATGCTGCGTGGTGAGATTGCTGCCGTTGATGGTCTAGCAAATTTCAATGTGCAGTATGACAACGATACCCGCACCCTGACGTTCCTGAATGGTGCTGAAGAGATCACAAAGATCAAGTTGAACACTGACCCTTCTGCTGAGTGGGTAAGCATGTATAACGGTATTGTGGACAATAAGATCAGCACTGCTGTGACCCCTGTTCAGACTGAGCTGACTGAATACAAGACCGCAAATGATGCCGCTGTACAGGAGCTGAAGAATAGTGTTGGTGACCTGCCTGAGACCCTGAAGTCTTCCTATTATAATAAGGAAGCTACTGACGCATTGCTCGATAAGAAAGCAGACAAAACGACCGTTGACGTGTTATCCAGTGATGTGAGCGGCCTGAAGAATACAGTTGGCGGTATTCAGACCTCTGTTGATCTGGCCAATGCGGATATCGCCAAGATTCAGGAGACCCTGAAGGACTTTAAGCCCGATGAGAATTCTGGCCGCGAGTATGATATCACCTACGAAGATTCCAAGCTGAACCTGTTGGAGAACGGCACGGTCAAGACCACTGTTATTATTGAAGGTGGCGGCGGTGGCGGTGGTAGTACCTCTACAATCACCATTGAGCGTATTGGCGAGTCTTCTATCGCTGTTGTTAAGGGCGACACCGCAACTGTCGAGTTCAACTTTACTTCTGTGGATAACTCTGGCGAAGACACGGGCGATGCTACCGGCGTATGGTATGTTGGCAACACAAAGGTCGCTACTACGACTGTTTACCAGGGCAAGAACAGCTTCGACATCACTCAGTATCTGCACAATGGCGACAACAAGATCAAATTGCAGGTCACTGACTCCGTTGGCAGCATGGGTTCAAAGACTTGGAATATCAATATTGTCGAGTTTTATCTGGAGAGTATCTTCGATGATTCTCTGGTTTATAGTGGTGAAGTTACTTTCCGCTTTACTCCATACGGAAATATCAATAAGGACGTTTCCTTTACTCTGGATGGCAAAAAGCTTGGTAGTGTTACAACTGCGGTTACCGGCAGACAGATGACCTATGCGATTCCGGCACAGAGACACGGCGCTCACCTGCTGGAAGTGACTATGACTGCAAATATCAATGGCAAAGCTGTGACCAGCAATACCATTTACAAAGATATCATGTGGGCAGAGGAAGGCAATAACACACCGATCATTAGCTGCGCCACAAAGGAATTCACCGCAAAACAGTACAGCACCACCGGTATTGTTTACACTGTCTATAACCCGGCCTCTTCTACTGCAAGCATTACGCTTGAAGTTGACGGCATTAAGACTTCTACACTGACTGTTGGTCGTACTGCTCAGACTTGGAGCTTTAAATCTTCTGATATTGGCACCCATACTCTGACCATTACTTGCGGCGCTACCATTAAGAGCATCACCGCAAAGATCGAAGACCTGGGCATTACCATTGAGCCCGTTAAGACCGGCCTGATGCTGGACTTTAACCCCGCTGGCCGCAGCAATGCAGATGTGAACCGCCTGTGGAGTTCTGGCAGCAACAAGATGACTGTCAGCGACAACTTTGACTAGGTGAACGGTGGCTACCAGATCGACGAAGATGGCGACACTTATTTCTGTGTAAAGGCCGGTACGACTGCCACCATCAGCTATAAGCTTTTCTCAGACGATGCAAAGAAGAGCGGCAAGAATTTCAAGCTGGTGTTTAAGACCACGAACGTCCGCAACTATGATGCCACTGCCGTGACTTGCTTGAATGGCGGTGTTGGTCTGAACATTCAGGCTCAGAAGGTTACGCTGACCAGCCACCAGAACAGTATTGATCTGCCCATCTGTGAGGACGATTTCCTCGAGTTCGAGTTCAATATTCTGCCGGACAAACAGTTCCGCGAGATGGTTCTGTGGTGTGACGGTATCCCTTGCCGTGTTGCACTGTATGATACCAGCGACAGCTTTACTCAGGCTGCTCCCGTTGGCATTACTATTGGCTCTGACGATTGTGACGTTATCGTGTACCGCATGAAGAGCTACGGTATGAACCTGACGGATGATGAGATTCTGGACAACTTTATTGCCGATGCGAAGAACGCCGAAGAGATGGTCTCTCGCTATATGCGCAACGACATTACGGATGCGAGCGGCGAACTGACCCCTGACTTGCTGGCAGAGAAGTGCCCCGATCTGCGTATCATCAAGATCTCCGCACCTACTTTTACTACCGGCAAGAAGAACGAGGTCGCCAACACTACGATCCAGCAGATCTATAAGAACGGTCGTGCTAAGGAGGATAACTGGACTGCTACTGGCTCCCACAAGGGTCAAGGCACCAGCTCCGACCACTATGGCGCATCTGCCCGAAACATTGATATCAACTGCAAGGGCGGCTTTACGTTTGGTGATGACACTACCGGCGACACCTATGCACTGACAGAAAATAGCGTTCCTGAGAAGTATTTTAACATCAAAGTCAATGTTGCTTCCTCTGAGAATGCAAATAACGCCCTGCTGGCAGACGATTTTAATGAGTTCAACCCCTATGTGCGTCAGGCAAAAAAGGATAATCCTAAAGTGCGTGATACCATGGCATTCTATCCTTGTGTCGTGTTTATTCAGGAGACCGATACCACCAATGCGACCGTATTTAACGATGGTCAGTGGCACTTCTATGCCTGCGGCGACATTGGCAACTCCAAAAAGAACAAAGATACGATGGGTATGGACCCTGAGAATCACAAGGAATTTATCGTTGAGATCGACAACAACGCCGATGAGCAAACCCGCTTCCTGAGCGGCGATTTCTCACAGGAAACTTGGGACGGCGACCACTCCTTTGAGTTCCGTTACAGCAACCCTGCCTGCACTGATGAAGAGATCGAGGCCGGCAAACAGGCGTGGATCACAGCTCAGAACTGGGTAGTGAATGCGGATGATGAGGAATTTAAGGCACATTTCAAGGATCACTTCGATCTGGATTCTGCTATTTTCCATTATCTGTTTACTGAACGTCACACCATGGTTGATAACCGTGCAAAGAACGTGTTCCCGCACACCAGCGATCTGGTTCACTGGGACTTCTGCTTTGACTACGATAACGATACCGCCATGGGCAATGATAACGAGGGTGGTCTGACTCTGACTTATGGTTACGAGGACACTGATACCATCGGCACAAAGAGTGTGTTTAACGCTGCTGACTCCAAGCTGTGGTGCAAGCTGCGTGACCTGTTCCCCGATGAGATAGCGGCAATGTTCCGCAACCGTGAGAATGCGCTGGCATGGAGTGCGACCCGTATTTTGAAAAAGTTCGAGGAATATCAGGATGTGAAGCCCGAAAAGCTTTGGATCATGGATATGCGGCGCAAATATTTCCGCACCTACGAAGATCCTACCATCAATACCACTAGCTATCTGCCCATGATGCACGGCAACAAGCGACATCAGCGTCGGCAGTTCCAGCGTTATCAGGAAAAGTATATGGCATCTAAGTATTCCGGTTCTATTGCAACCAGTGATGATATGACCATTCGTGGTTATACTCCCACCAACTGGACTGGCGTGAAGCCGGATGGCACCTTCCATATCACACCCTACGCTGATACCTATGTCTCTGTTCTGTACGGCTCTAACCCTGTGAAGGTGCGTGGCAAGCGCGGACAGACCTACACGATTGAATGCCCCATCACCGCAATGAACGATACTGAAGTTTATATCTATAATGCTTCTATTATTCAGAGCATTGGTGATATCTCTGGCTTCTATCCTGGCTATGTTGACTTCAGCCACGGTGTTAAGCTGACAGAGCTGAAAGTAGGTTCCGGTGTGAGCGGCTATAAGAATACGAACATGACCGATTTCGCTGTTGGTAATAACACTCTGCTGGAACATTTGAACCTGCAGAACGTGCCGAACCTGAAGAAATCTATTGGTCTGACCGGATGCACCAGCCTGACCGAGTTCTATGCTGACGGCTCTGGTATTACCGGTGTCTCTTTTGCAAGCGGCGGCAAGATCAAAATCGCCCACCTGCCTGCAATTGCCAGCTTAACCGCAAAGAACCTGAATTATCTGACTGACCTGACGATTGAGGATTACACCAATATCACTACGTTGACAGTTGAGAAGTGTGCAACCATCGATCTGAAAGATATGCTGGGCAAGTGCACCAACCTGAACCGTGTGCGCATCACCGGCATTGATTGGGAACTAGCTGATACTTCCCTGCTGAATCGCCTGTATGCAATGAGCGGTCTTGATGAAAATGGCTACAACACTGACCATTCTGTCGTGGAAGGCAAAGTTCATGTGCCTATCATCCGTGAGCGTGAGAAGCTGCTATACACAGAGCGCTGGCCTGATTTGGAGATCACTTACAACACCATGATCAACCAGTATGCTTGGAAGTTCGTGAATAAGGATGGCACTGTTCTGGATATCCAGTATATCGACAAAGGCGAGCGTGCAGTTGACCCTGTGACCCGCTCTGACAATCCTATCCCGACACCTACCTTCCCGAGTACCATCAGTACGGTATTTACATTCAGCGGCTGGGACACCGAGTTCACTCCTGTTTTTGAGAATCAAACTGTTACTGCTGTGTACGATGAATCTGTGCGTCAGTATCGTGTTCGCTATATGAATCGCGGCGCTGTTCTACAGCAGACAACTGCTCCGTATGGCTCTATGGTTCTGTATGATGGCGACACTCCGACCTATACCAGCGAAGAGACTGCTTATAAGTATTATCTGTTCAGTGGCTGGGACAAGGGCGGCTATGTCAATGGCGATAAGGATATCAATGCTGTTTACGATATATGCGAATACGTCAGCGGCTATTTCAGAGACAAGCAGCTAAGTGACCTACGCCCTGTTGAGATTTATGCCATGACCAAGGTGAATCTGGAGCAGAGTGTTGTTTCTGACAAAGACGCTATCACCATCAAGATGGGCAATGACTTCACCTTTAGCGACGTGGAAGAGAAAGTTCTGTTCAACGAGCCGAAGATCTTTACTGGCAAGAATTATGTCGACACCGGCGTATCTCTGTTGTCTGAGGATCGCAGCTGGGTTATGGCACTGGACTATCGAATCGACGAAGATTCCGCCGCAAACTCTGTGATTGCTCAGTGCTTCCAGACCAACGGCATGAATGGTTTCCGCTTCTGGGTCAACAACGGCTCCAAGGTTGCATGGGGCACTGAGTCTACAAACGGCGCTCATCTGGGTGCTCGTGATATGATCGTTCTGCGCCATACCAAGGGCGAAAACGGTATTCACGTTTATGCGGCAAATACCACTGCTGCTGAAATCGGCTATATTCAGTTGAATCGTACTCGCACAACACAGACAAATGCCACTTTGGTGTTTGGTTGTGCTAAGGCAGACGACGGCGCTTACGAGCGTTACGCAAAGGGTACAATCTACTGGGGCAAGCTCTGGTATACCGACCTGGGTGACGCTGCCTGCCGGAAGTTGGCCGCATGGACACATGAGGACTTCACCTTCGAGGCTTGTGGCTTTAAACGGTATTACCTGAGCGACAATTCCAACAAGCGCTGTTCTATCACCTTTATTCAGGCTGGACTGCTTGGTCAGAAAATGGCTCTGAATACTGGTTCCACCAACACTGGCGGCTGGGCAGATGCGAATATCCGTACATTCCTTGACGGTCGTATTTTGAATGCTCTTCCGATTGGTTGGCAACAGATCATCAAACAGGTCAAGGTTGGCAGTACCATTGGCGATAAGAGCAGCGAAGTTGCAACTGCGGATAGTTATTTCTATCTGCCCTCTGTGGCCGAGCTGTTCCCCTCTCAGAATGTCGAGCCTTATATTTACGAAGGTACGGCGATCAGCTTTATGACTGATAATACCAGCCGCATCTGCAATGACGAGAATGGCAATCCCGCTGCATATTGGACGCGAAGCCCGAATGCTCAGTATGGCAGCTATTTCTGGTCTGTGACTGTGACTGGCGAATATTACGGATTTACCCCTGCAAATAACGAACAGGGTATCCGCCTGATGTTCAGCGTTTAAGGAGGTGTTGAGAGTGTACTATAAGGTATTGAAAAATGGCCGGGTGATCGATGCTCTTGACCACCTGCGCTTTGTAAAGTATCAGCCCAAGCACGACATTATGGTGAACTGCGTGGAGGATGATGCACAGGGAATTATCAGCAGTGACGGCAGTCATATCTGGCATGTGGATGGGTATTATCTCATCCCCTGCCCAGAGTATGACACCGTGGAACTGCAGGAAATTGACCTGTATGAATATGAGCAGCTGAAAGCCTTGGGTGGTAAAACGCCTGAGGCTATTATTGATGCTTACACTTTGAGTTTGATTCAAGGAGGGCTGCTATGAGTGACGAGAGGAAGTATAGCGAGTTCGTTGAGAGTATGCATCGGCTGTACAATGGCGGAATGATTCAGGACAAGCTCCTGGACAATCTGTTTGCCGAACACAAAATCTCAAAGGACGAGTATCTGTATATCATCAGGAAGGAGGTGTGATATGTATACCTTTTTGATCAATGAGGATAATACACTGACCGTAAGCAAGCGGGAACGCATTATGGAGCGCAGTAAGCAGGTGGATACTCTCCACTTTCTGGCTGACACTACATACAAGGATGTTGACATGAGTGAATTCACCGTGATGCTTGAGTACGTTCTGCCCATCAGCAAGCGATATAAGACAGAGATTCTGAAGAAATCAGAAGAGCTTTATAAGAACAAGCTGGAGTATAAGCTGCCTATCGACACCAACCTGACCAATGAGCCGGGCGATATCCAGATCCAGCTGACATTCGTTGATGTAACAATGGACCCAGATGGCACGACTGTTCAGCATGTGCGTAAGGTTGGTCCCGGCGTGATCACTGTTGTTCCCATTCAGAATTGGAGTGACATTGTTCCTGATGAGGCTCTGGGCGCACTTGACCAGCGTATTATTGCTCTGAATGCACAGATCAAGGCACTGAGTGATCGTAACAACGCTATTCTGGATGGTAAGGCTGATGACCTGAGCTACAATGACGACCATACCCTGCAGTTGCTGGCCAACGGTAAGCCAATCGGTAGTGCAGTCAAGATTACTCAGGAGAGCGTCGAAACTGAAGACGGTAGTTTGCGGGTGGTTCCGTTCTAAGCCATCCGCTTCTTTTATAAGGAGGCAAAGATGGCACAGGCTAAATATTCCAAGCTTGGATATGGTAACGCCGAAGATGTAGAAGCTGCGATTGCGCTGGGAATGTTGGACGGCAGGGATATGATTATCACAAAGGATTCCTCGGAGTTCATGTATGTGCGTGACGACCTATCCGTTCAAAAAATTCGTCCCCGCAATCGTTGTTTCGCCAGCGTTACTGAAGCAAACGAGCAATTAAATGAAACGGAAGACACTTATGCAGGTCAAACCGTTATGGTGAAAGACGAAAATGGTAAATATGCTCCGTGGATCGTTCAACAAAGCGAAGCCACGGGGCTTTTTTCTATTGAACCTTTTTACGTTGAGCCGACAAATTTTGTTTGGCAAGAATTTTAAGAAAGTGAGGCAAAGATGGCTAATGTAAATTTTGGCTACGGTACAAAAGCGAATTATGATAAGCTGACTACCAAAGATGCCAACACATTGTATTTTATTACAGACACGCGCCAGATTTTTAAGGGTACTGATGAGTACACAAAGAGCTGCAAGCTGGTGAGCGCTCTGCCTGCAAGCGGCCAGATTCAGGGTCTGCTGTATATCCGTATGACTGACTATACCTTCCACATTTGGAATGGCACTGAGTTTGTACAGTTGAATCGCCCCGTTGTGACTGAGATTCCCAATGCGGATGCAAGTGACGACAATCTGCCCACCACCAAGGCTGTGGCTGACTATGTAAATGCAAAGATCGCCGCAACCGAGGGTAAGGAAGGTCTATTCGTTACGGATGTCACCTACTCTCCTGCTACCGGCACTCTGAGTGTGGCAAAGAACGGTGCTCCTGTTCCCACCGTGATGAGTGGCCTGACCCATGATCCCACCTATGATGCTGAGACCCGTACCATCAAGCTGCCTGTGTTTGGCGGCGATGAGCTGGTGATCAATCTGGGCAAGGATCTGGTTGTGAAGACTGGTACTTACAACACAAAAACCCACGAGATCGAGCTGACTATCACCACTGGCGAGGTCGTGAAGATCCCTGTTGGCGCTCTGATTGATATCTATGTTGGTGTGGTCACTCCTACTGCTGAGGTCACTGTCTCTGATGACAATAAGATCTCTGTCAATGTGCGTGTGTCTACCAAAGGCAATAACAGCATCACTGTTGAGGAAGATGGCCTGTATGTTGCAGTGCCGGACGCTTACACCAAGGCTGAAGCAGACGCGAAGGTTAAGGTCGTTAATGACAAGCTGGACGAGCATATCAAGGATGCTGTAAAGCATATCACTGCTGACGAGCGCAAGGCTTGGAATGCAAAGCCCACTCAGGATGAGCTGGCTGCTGCGAAGGCTGAGGCAATTTCTACCGCCGCCGATGATGCAACCACTAAGGCTGATAACGCTCTGGCTAGTGCAAAGACTTATGCAGATGGTCTGAATACCACTATGGATGGTCGTGTGCAGGTGCTGGAAGGCGCTATCACCTGGAAATCCCTTGATGGCTAATTGATTTGTTTCACCACATGGCAATGACGCTGTGTGGTGAATCTTATTAAGCAAAGGAGTTGAGTATGGCAAATTTATCATTACGCGAGGTCGCACAGTCTCAGCTGGATCAGGCTCCTGTGATTGACGGCCAACTGATCGTATGTACTGATACTGGAAGCACTTATCGAGATATCGGCACAAGACGAATTCAAATCAGCAAAGACTTGGAGATCGTAAGCTCGCTTCCGCTGGCTCCTTTGTCTAACAAGATTTACTACCTGCGTCCAGACAGCTTGTATGTTTACAGTGGCGATGACTGGATTCTTTTGAACCCATCAAAATTTACACTGGAAGCCGACAAAAACGCAGTCAATGGCGAAGTTAATATCAATCTGATCCTGAACGGTACGGCGCAGGACAAAATCAAAATCGCTGGCGGTGGTGTGACCACAGTGACAACTGGCGAGACGGGCGATATCACGATTGATACCCCGCACCCGGATGAACTGTTGGCTGCACTGACGAATGACGAGATCGATGCGATCACTGGCGGCATGGTCGATGATAGCGGCAATCCCCTGCCTACGCCGCAGGTTGTTGTGGATGCGACACTGACTGTATCTGGACGTGCTGCTGATGCAAAGGTAACTGGTACAAGGATCTCTGAGGCGCTGAGTATTGCAAAATCAGCTGATGCCGGGCTGACCAATGTACGCACTGAGCTGGACAAGTTGAAACTGGATTCTGTTGCGGTAGACAAGACTCTGACAAAAGAGAATTTCGCTGCCGATGCCAAAGCCGTTGGTGATACTCTGGCGAAGAAAGCAAATGTAGAACACGACCACGATGACCGTTATTATACAGAAGACGAAATCAATGTAAAGCTCTCAAAGAAAAGCGATGATGGTCACACCCATGATGAGCGATACTACCAGCAGAATGAGATTGACGAGAAGTTGAAGGTAAAGGCAAATACGATCAATATCCACACACTGACTATTCCGACTACGAGTTAGCTTACTGACGATACGGTGGACCGATATTCAAAGTATATTGACCTCGACATCGACGGGATCACCTCAAAGGATGTTATTTCTATCAGCGTGACACCGGCCAGTGCAAAAGTGGCCTCTTACGCCCAGTTTGCAAACCCGGAGACCTTTGATGGATATGTGCGTCTGAGAGCTGTATCAGTTCCAACAACTGCAATTACAGCTCAGTATTATATCGTGCAGGGCGGCGGACAAACAGATAGCGGTAGTGGTACGGTTGTTGAGGGATATACCAAGGCACAGGTGGACAATAAACTAAGTGAAAAAGTGTCATACAAAGATGTTTTATCACTTGAAGAGATCTCAACAAATGAAAATACTGCTAAAAAAGTCGCTTCTGCAGAAGCATTAAAAAACAAAATCGGATGTGTAAGCCTTCCTATAAGTGGAGTAAAATTAAAAAATAAAACTGGAGAATGTAATTGGACAGTTCTTGATATTTCATTACCAGATGGGGCAATCGCGATAGGTCACGCAATGACAGGCGCTTGGCAGGAAGGTACTAGCTACGAATTGTTAGATAGAAATAAATTAACCATTTCGAGCTCCTTGGTAACCGAACTACCAACAAATCGTGGAGATATGCTGATATACTATTACATTCCATAAACAAAATAGGAGGATTACGAAATATGGCAATCGGGGACTTAAATATCGTAGGGGTAGAAGCCTACCCTATTGGCTCGATTTATATGAGTTTTAATTCTACTGAACCGAGTAAAATATTCGTTTTTATAAGGAGGATTATATGGCACTAGGAGAAATGAATAGCGGGAACAAAACGCTCCCTGAATGGAATGAAGTGCAGAATAAACCATCTGAATTTAATCCTGCCACTCACATGCATAATGACCTTTACCCTGAAGGAGATAATCGAAATGATAATACTTCTCCGTCTGATTATTATGGCGTTGATAGAAACGACTATAACGGTCGGCTGATTTTTCGTGGTTTGAAGCTTAGTGACAAAATTGGGCTGTCAAGTGGTCATTCATGTGCGTTTTTGATTGGTTTATCTTCTTGGTACGATTACACAGGCGGTGGTTCCTTTGAATTCGCTTTTAGCAATGGTAACATTTACTATCGTCAAGGCACAACTTCATGGGGCGACTGGAAGAAAATTGCTACAGCTTAAAGGAGGTATGAATTATGGCTTTAGGAAATATGAATATTGGTGTCGATAGTGAGTTCATTCCGTCCAACCTCAATACGGTTCTTACCCCCCCCCCACAGATTCTGACGAAGTTGTGATGAATACGAGTGTAGCCGGGTATCACCGTAAGCCACTAAATGCATTGTGGAGTTAGATTAAGAGTAAGATGGATGATGAAATTATCACTATCACAAAGAGCATTACTATAACAACAGACTGGCAAGATACAGGAATCAAAGGGAATGATATTCCTGGATTTGGCACATACGCTGTACAATTTCATGGTGGTGATCCAACGATAAGTATCTGGGGAGATTATTTTTCGGGTATTATGACGTGGTATAACAGTGAAACAAACAACAATGATGCAGACGAAATATCACTTCATTGTGCAGGTCATGCTCGAAATGGTCAATTATTTTATCTTAGAACATTGCGTCATGGTCGAGGCGGTGATGATTTGACATTGCAAATTAAAGGAAGTTCTACTGCGTCGAGTGCTGATATTTTTACATTCAAATTCCGCAGACTGATATAAACAACGCACTACAAATAAAACGTTTTTTTATAAGGAGGCGATCACATATCGATGAACGATGAAAAGAAAAGTTGGCTAGACAGAGCGGGTGCGATTCACCTCTGGAAAACGATCGAGGCTATACTCGGCACAAAGGTAGATAAAATCGAAGGATTCGGCTTGTCCAGCAACGACTATACAACAGAAGAAAAAAAGAAGCTTGCTAGTTTAAGCGACCCTGATGTAGCTACCACTGAAAACAATGGTTTGATGAGCTCGGCTGATAAGGCAAAGCTGGATGGTATTGAAGTTGGAGCTAACAATTATACTCACCCGGAATACGAAGCAAAACAGGCTGGATTATATCGCATCAGTGTTGATAATACAGGCCATGTGGCAACAGCAGATAAAATGACGAATGAAGAGTTGACTGCAGAGGGTGTCTCCCCTGCCGACCATACGCATGACCTGGGCGAATTGGTAGATACACTGGAGACGAGTGCTGATGCTGTTGAAGATGCTAACACTGTTATGGTTGGTGCTACAGTTACGAGTGACGATGGCAGTGCAACTACGAAGTACACCCGCAGACCACTGGCTGCTTTATGGAACTGGATTAAAGCGAAGGCAGATACGTTATATGCTGCTGTTGGACATACACATAATTACGCTGGTTCTACTGAACCGGGTGGTGATGCGCTGAACGCAATGAAGTTGAAAGGTTACGATGTCAGTATGTATGGAAGCGCAAACTATTAGAACGCGATTCCTCGAATTGACGATGCTGGCGTTATGGAGATAGGTGAATATCTTGACTTTCATTCTACAGATGATAGAGATACGGATTACAATATTCGTATGGCAGCTTCTGACGATGGTACGTTGGCTGTCATTAAAGCGGCTGGACAACCTGCTTCAATTACAGCAAATCTAAATGGCACTGCTGATTTTGCAACTGAAACGCAAATTGATAGACAACAAACGGTCGATTTATCAAGTTTAGATACAAATACTTGGTATCCTGTTGTTACACGATGCGGTTGGCCTGGCCTACATCATATCAAATGTAACGTTCAGTTAAATTCAGGAACAAAGCCATCATGGTCAACACATAGTTCTGGTTTTACCGCTGTCGTGGAACTACTCACATTAAGTCCCGGTTGGGGCACAACAGGAGGACATTGTATATGTCTTTGTAATGATCAGCGGTTTATTTCAGATTCATCAAAGCCACCTGTTGGGTATACAATGATGTGGAATGGTTCTATGTGTGTATTCTGGCTTCGTGGCGGTGGCAGATATCATCTATATGCTGATTATAAAACCACATAGAGTTTACAAACATCATCTTATACAAACAACGAAGAAACAGTATCCCCCACAACGTCTTATCCGGGTATAAGTATAAATCGTTCTACTATTACAGCAGATATAAACGGAGGAGTTACGGATTACAACGATGGAAACAAAACAATTCGAATCGGTTACGCCGGTAGTGGTCTTACAACTTCAAATTTAAACTATATTGCAGGCTACACAGACAATGGAACGAAGATCAAGAACGTTAATAAGGATGTTTTGAAAAGTTGGTTGGGTGTAACCACCATTATCTCTCAAACCAGTGACCCAGGTGCTGGAAGTAGTCTTGCGACCGGTACAGTGCTTTTGGTATATGCGTAAGGAGGATTGATTATGGCGATTTATACAGGAGTTGGCGGAAGCGCTAAATCAGTTTCAAAAATTTATACTGGAATAGATGGCGTAGCAAGACCTGTGCACAAGGGCTATATTGGCGTGGATGGCGTGGCCAAAAAGTTCTATGACGGCGGCAATCCCATCAGCTCCTTTGCATTGGGGACAGAATTTGGCATTGCAGACCCGAGCGGCAATACCTGTTGGTATAAGCTGGTGCATAAGGGCGTTCCAGGCGGCGGGTTGTACGACAGCACGGCCAACGGCGCATGGCTCTGGAGGATGAACATTGCAGCATCCACTTCCATCAGTGGCAGTTACATCTACGGTTACGAAGGGTGGGCGCTGGACAACTGGTGTGTCAACTACCCGGGCGGAAATATCACACCCAGTGTAGCAAGCCGCCTGATGACCGTGCATCTGCCCTACGTGAAGCAGGCTGATTACAATTCGGCCAATGTTTCCTCCGGCTCGAACGGCCTTTCGAGAAAGTGCTTTCTGCTTTCCGCTGTTGAGATGGGAGTTTATACATGGCAGGGCGTGGATGGCCTGATGGCGCAGGAGGGGGCAAAGCTGGACTACTTCGACTACACGACTGATGCCACCAGCAAACGAAGCGCGAATGACGAATACTGGACACGCTCCAAACGAACCCACAACGGCAACTATATGTACACGTTTTATGCGGACGGAAGTTTCTCCAGTACAGGCCGCCACAGAGAGGACTCGTACGGTCTGCGCCCCTGTATCGTGCTGCCGCTGAATACGCTGGTGACAACGGTTACCTTTTTATGGTCCACCCTTAACTATATTAACTGAGCGCCCGGAAAGGAGATTTTAAAATGGAAGAAACAATGATCCGCCCCGGGTACACAATTCCGACCGAGGCCGATGGCACCCCGGCAGATTACAGTGCGCTTGAGGCTGCTGTGAACGCACACAACCAAAATGCACAGCCCGGGGAAGCTTACTGGGGCATCCGCCTATGCGGGGCGAAGTATGAGGTGTACGAATACGGGGAAGTGCCCCGGCCACCTACACAAGAAGAACTTTTAGAACAACTTAAACTCTACAAAGAAACAAAAATTAAAGAAAGCAAGATATATCTATCTGAATACCTCGCTTCTCATCCAATTCAATAGACAGATGGCAAGTATTACAGTGTCACTAGCGAGAAGCAAGCTCTTCTTACAAGCAATCTTGCCCTATATCAGATCTCTACTGCCGCCGGGCAGCCTTTTAAACTGACATGGAATTCTACCGGCGATGAATGTGTAGAGTGGACTTATGATGATCTGGCCGCTTTGGCATTGGCGATTGGTGTGTATGTGAAGCCCTTTGTCTCTCATCAGCAAGAATTGGAGGTTGACATCAAAGCATGTATGACAAGTGAAGAGGTAGATGCTATCGCTATCGTATATGGTAGTGATGATAATTCTACTGAGAATCCTGAAAGTCCTGATAAATCTGGAACCACAGATGAAACGATCCATACAGAGGTGAAGGATGTGACTGAATGAGCAACAAACTTCGTGAACTAATCAAATGTGGCATCCTCTTTTTGATCGGAGGGTGCCTTTATTATTGCATTGAGATTCTGTGGCGTGGACATTCTCATTGGACGATGGCTGTTGTTGGTGGCATCTGTTTTCTTGTAATTGGTGGATTGAACAACTATATTCCCTGGGAAATGCCGCTCTGGAAACAGGCTGGTATTGGCGCACTCTTTGTGACTGCTATGGAGCTTGTGGTGGGTGTCCCACTGAATTTGATGCTTGGCCTACATATCTGGGACTATTCTTCCCTGCCGTTCAATCTGTTGGGTCAAATCTGCCTGCCGTTCACAGTGCTATGGTTCTTCCTTGCGCTGCTTTGCATTTTTGTTGATGACTGGCTGCGTTACGTTCTATTCAATGAAGAGCACCCACATTATCATTGGCGTACTGTATGTGATGGCGGAAAACGCACATAAAGAGAAAGAGCCCCTGTGACGATGGCTACATCACAGAGACTCTAACTCATGCAACAACTCATAGAAATGAGGTTGTACTAGCCCGATGGAGGGTTTGTACTGCTCTCACTATATCACGTTGATAGTAATTTGTCAATTGAAAGGAGGAATTATGGCGCAGGAAATCTTAAAGCCGCTGTTGTTAGACGAGACAGGCAAAGAAATCGTGACAGCACTGAACGCTATTGTTACACAGCTGACCGAGATCAATGAAACACTGAAAGCCAAAAACACAGACAGTGGTACGAATGGTGGTGAGAAGACATGATAGGAAGTTTGAATGCCGCACCTCACGTCTATTCTTTTACCATACAGCAGCTGTAGACCATGTTACTGAGCATCTGTGGTGGCATCACTGCTATTTCAGCCGCTATCGCTGTTATCATCAAGGCAATCAATCATGCGAAAGCCCCGGATGACAAGCAGAACGAGCGACTGAATGCCCACGATGCAGAGATTGAGAAGATCAATAGAAAACTAGGTGCAGATAAAGACAGGCTCGACCTGTTTCAATCCAAGCTGGTCTCATTAGAAGAGCACCAGAAAGAAAACAGTATCACGCTGGAAGTACATGACCGTAAAATTCTCGAATCAGAACAGCGTATCAGTCACAGTGAGCAGGGCAATAATGTCACCATGAAGGCTCTGCTTGCACTACTCAGTCACGGCATCGACGGCAACGCAATTGAGCCAATGAAGGAGGCCAAGGCTGCACTTGAGAACTATTTGATCGATGGTCAGAACAACACAAAGAATATTACGAACTAACCCGAGACTGCGTGTCCCGGGCTTTTTTATTTTGGAGGTTTATTATGATGGATATTATCAATGAGCTGGTTTCCGTTATCGTCCGCCTGGTTATTGCTGGTGCTGGCACTGCCTTTATGGCCTATGGTATCCCCTATCTGAAAAAGATCGGCGTGTACAAGCTGGTGCAGATCGCTGTTCGTGCCGCAGAGAAGCTAGGTGCAACCGGCGCTATCGAAAAGGCCGACAAGAAAAAATACGTTATGGAGGCTCTTGAGCGTCTGGGTGTGAAGATCACTCCGACCATTGAGACCATGATTGAGGCCGCTGTCAAAGAGATGGACATCCAGAACGATAAAATCAAGGACGAATTCAAAAAGAATTGAAGGTGTGATGAAATGGGTGTTATTACATACTCTATGAAGAAGGACTAGAACAAAAAGGTGTCGGCTCATTTTTCCGTCTATGAGTTCGCCTGCTCCGATAAGAGTGATACAGTTCTGGTCGATAGTCAGCTGATTGAAGTGCTGGAACAAATCCGTGCTCACTTCGGTGCTCCTGTTCATATCAACTCTGGGTATCGTACTCCTGCCTATAATATCTCCATCGGTGGAAGCCCTCGTAGCCAACATTGCCTTGGTACTGCCGCCGATATCTGGATCAAGGGCGTTGACCCGATTCGGATCGCGCTGTATGTATCTTCCCTGCCCTACTTTGCCAAGAGTGGTGGTATTGGATATTATAGCCGTGCTGTGCTTACAAGCGGATTTGTTCATGTTGATGTGCGCACCACCCGCAGCCGCTGGATCAGTAAATCTGGCACGAAATATATCAGTGTAGCCAATCTTATGCCGACTATCAGACAGGGTGCGAAAGACGCTATGAATGGCGCTTCTTATGCTGTAACTGTACTGCAACGGCATCTTGGTGTTAAGGCTGACGGCATTTTTGGCGCGAATACCAAGGCGAAGCTAATTGAGTATCAGAAAGGACACGGGCTGGCTGCAGATGGCATCTGTGGGCCTGCTACATGGAGTTCGTTTTGATGGGAAACTTGTAAATGGACGCTATCGAGTGACGAATCTTGAGAGCAGTATCGGCAAGTATCTAATTTCAGTAAATGTATCGGGCTATGTAGAGCCGAGTGATATTGAGCTGGTTGACAATGTGAATGGACATTGATATTATTATTCTAGGAGGGAAGTATATTATGTCCATTGTTATTCGAGGTTGTCATATTGGAGAAGGTAGACCAAAAGTCATAATTCCAATCGTGGAAGCATCTGAATCAAAGATTTTAGAACGCGCGCTTGAGTTTTCCGAGCTTTGTATTGACTGTGTAGAGTGGCGTGTTGATTGGTTTGAGCAATGCAATGATATGCATTCTGTGGTGTCTTGCTTGCAAAAGATTCGTGTAGCGCTGAAGGATAAACTCTTGCTGGTAACACTCCGTACCAAGACAGAGGGTGGAGAGGTATCTCTAACTCACAAAGAATATTTGGATTTCATCAACACGGTAATAGATACTGACTGTGCCGACCTTATTGACATTGAGTTCTTTACAGCCGGAAATGATATTCGTGAGTTGATAGACAATGCGCATTCTTCAGGGGCGGTTGTTGTATGTTCAAGTCACGATTTTCAAAAGACGCCTGATAAAAGTGATCTCATTTCTCGTATGGTTAAAATGCAACAGGTCGGAGCTGATTTACCGAAAGTAGCAGTTATGCCGCACGACAGCACAGATGTGTTGACTTTACTGGCCGCTACGGTTGAAATGAAAAACAAATATTTTGCTACTCCTATTATCGCAATCAGCATGGGCAAGCTTGGTATTGTCAGCCGATTGTGTGGAGAGGTGTTTGGCTCCGCCATGACTTTTGCAAGCGCTGGAGATTCAAGTGCTCCTGGGCAGATTGGGCTGGATGTTGTCAACGCCGTATTAGACTCAATAGCAGAATAAAAACATATGGGGTATTGATCCTTAATTGGACCAGTACCCCATTTTTTAGCATTTATTTTATTTTCTCAGACAACCATTCTTTCCAGCCGCCAACCGTGTGAGGGCAATTATCTTGCTGCGCGACAAGCTCATTTAAGAGTGCCGCCAGTTCATCATCTGACAGTTCACGGATAGCTTGCGCTTTATTGTCAGCAGCTTGATGCTTATGAAGTATAAACGCGAGTGCGGTATCAAGTATTGCTGGATTATTCATTGTTCCACCTTATGAAATACGACAGGAGCGTCCTCTATCTCCAAATCAGCGGCAATCACCATTGGCGACAACCATCTTAAAACCAGTAATCTATTCTCGGGTTCGTTCTTGGGACCTGTCCAAAAATGATGCCAGTGACCACGACGCATGTGAGGACGCGGCGAGTTGTGAGTAGTATTCCCAGAATCGTCTTCGGATGCTTTCGTTTTCTGTTGACGGATGGCTGCGCCGATTCTTTCGCCAACATCCCATTTACGAATCTCAGAATATTTATCTTTGATTACTTTGCCGCGCTTTGTTACAGTTGCCTGTTCTTCATCTGGGGCAATCTCTGCGTTCTGTGCCAAAATATAAAGGACGACCTGCATGACTTGTTTGATAAACGTGATCGTCTCTTCATCTTTTGCGGGGTCTGCCTCTGCATACTTTTCCAGCTTTTTATTTCCTTTGGCGTGTTCAGCGAGCTGTTCATTTAACTTTTTGATACTGTTTTCAATGGTTCCGGCATCAAGGTCGATGGGATAAGTGAACGAATCCCCATTCTCAGAAAGAAACGTCAACTTCAAATCACGCTCATGCAGCTTAACATTATAATCAAGAGACACGAAGAAACCGTGAATCTTTTCATTGTCGAAATAGGTATTGGGCAACTCAACATAAAAACACTGATACGGGAGATGCATCAGAATATCGACAGGTATATCGATGTCATCCTTTTGTTCAAAGAGAAGGTCTTTTATATCTTCGTTGATAACATAGACTTCTTTACTAAGCCTCCACGGTGCCAAAACAGAAACGAGCTGCGCACATGTCACAACAGCGCTCACTTCATTCATCGACAGACGGCTAAGGTCATGCCCATCCGATACAACAGTCAGTGCGGCTTCGATTGGAGCATAACACCACCCAGGCCATGATACAGAACTTGCTGTACCATTCATATCATGGAATTCTTCCATCTCTTTCCACACGATAGGATATTGAGTAGTGAGAGCTCTGAGCATTTTAAGAGGGAGATAGATATCTTGTTTCATAATATTACCACGCCTTTGAATTGATATTGTAGTTAGGAAAGTAATCCGCAAGTTCTGCAGCGTCCAGATAAGCCTCCCAAGTTGCACGAGCCACAGCACGAGCTTGATCAGCGTCACGCAATTTAATTCTTCTTATGATTCGGATATCCTCGATAGCATTCTTCTCTTCTTGTGTTGTATCGGAGTCGCTACGATGTTTATCAAGCCACATAGATACCGGGAGTTCATTCGTTTTGCTGTCATAGCCTTTGCGCTTCTTGAATTCTTCGATGATATCACCACAGTCATAATACCTGTCCATGAGTTGATTGTATTCTTCTGTGGCCTTGTCATACTTCAACTGTGCCGCCTCTGCTTTTTTGAGTAGACGATTGACAAGCTCTCGAAGTTCCTTAGTAGGGATGGTTTGAAATTCATCCAT